TCACGAAACCCTGAATTGAACGGGTTATGTCAGGTGGAAGCACATTCAGATCGGAAATATTCATTCCTCCCTTCTTCTTGGTCACCCGACGGGTATTCTTCTTAGCGCGGGGTTTGCGACGGAGCGTCTTGGACTTATTCGACACTCCGGGCATTTTATATATATATATTAACATTATTATTATTTATGCTGATAGATTTGGTTACTTGAAATTATAATTTTAAGGTTTTTACACATCATTTGTATGAATTATGAAATTTCTAGGATATTCGTCCTTTCTTTCCTTCCATCGCTGGTTTCACAAACTTATTAACAAGAACCTCGCCGACAGCAACTGATGCATCGTGCTGAGTTGTTTCACCGCATTCAACTGAATTTTTAGCCTTCAACATTTGGTTTAACATAGAATCATCGCAATCCGAGCGACATAACATGTCGAACGTATGTTCACGTTCTTCCGCAAAAACTGCATGTTGATCTTTGATCACGTCTTTTACAATATTAAGATCACGAAATTTGTGTCGGATTTCAAAAATTTCGGTAATCATGTTTCTCTTTTCATCACTCATATTTTATGTATATTACTTATTATTATATTTATCTTTATATATATATATTGTATATGTACATATGGATCGATATTTGTCGTCTTTAAGTTATTTAAAAAAATTATATTAGATAATATAATGACACACATCGTCTCTACTACTATTATTTTTATCATCATCATCATCATCATCATCATCAGCATACTCTTTGTTGCAGTCACGTGTGGTGTATCATCAAATCTCAGATCCACAACTACAGAAAATTTTGACGAATATATCAGAGAAATATACAATCCAACTCAACTCGAACGCACCCCCCTCACTCTTTACCTTGATGAATCTGATTCTTACATAAATATGAAATATATAAAAAATATATTCGACTCATACACGCCAGGCGAAAACATAATATCACCGATCAAAATTGAACCAACTCCAATCGAGAAATTGATCGGTAAAAGATTCCAAAAAAAAATTCCAATTGAATACGTAGTATCTACTCAATCTGAATCGGATTTGATACTGATTCCTGAGTTCAATGCAAAAAAAAGAGTTGGTAAAAACTTCAAATATTTGTCAAAAATGACGGAATTAAAATTTGCGTATATATACGTTGATAAAAATAATATTGTGAATATGCGCAATTTTTTTGACATCGAAAATATATCGATTTGTATGAAAAATGGTTACACCAAAAATATATACAACGAACTATACAAAAATCTTAATGTGTTTCCAAAGAAAATTACATATTATGACGATGAAAAAGAAGTTACAAAACTACTGCAAACCGGGATTTGCGATGCTGTTGCAATTTTAATGTTACACCCAAATATATATCTTAAAGAGTTATCGAATAAAATTGCGCTGAAGATTGTGGGATGGGGGTCAAATGAACCAAGATTTGAAGATTTGAAAAAACAAATGTCAATATCAAAATCAACACTTTCATTAAAGTTTTATAATTTTGTTAATTTCAAGGAATCTTTAAAAACACATTCCATCGATTTGAATTTGTACGTGAAATCGAGTTTAAATGATAAAATTGTATTCGATTTGACCGAACTGACATATCGACCAAATGGAGTATTGAGGTCATATGCACTGAATGCCATAGGGGAAGAATTTGTCGAAACCCATCCAGGAACAAAAAGATGGTTGATAGAAAATGGGCTGCTGTCGATTGGATCAGTAACAAAACCGGAACCAGAGTCGTGCCGATTACTCGCAGGAAAGTCCGTGTGCTCAGGACGAGCAGCTGAAATAGCCGAGAAAAAGTTTCAAGATATGAAAATTTTTAATGACGAACTTGGAGATAACGAAGAAGATGAATTCGGACTCGATGCCATACCTTTCATAGAAAATGCAAAAAAAAATAAAGATCATCCGGAATTTGGAAATGTGTACAAAAGCGTTTTAGAACAACATGGGAAATACTTATCCATGTAATATATGAGTTTTGGCATATGATGTTTTGGCGTGCGACAACATTTAACCGTGACTTTGTATGAAACTTAAAGATACTTAAAGATAGATTAATTATGAATAATAAAAAATGGATACGGAAAATTTCACGGATTTTGTAATAAATGTGATAAAAAATAAGAAAAATGATAATCCGATTCTGATTGAAGAAATATATAGATCGACTGAAAATTTTGCAAAAATGATGGAAATTGACTTTGAAGTACATCGTAAAAATTTACTTACACATGGTGTTTCGAATCATTCGAAAATTACAAAAGATCGTGTTTGCGACATTCCATATATAGTTGATAGCATCGTAGACGCGGTTCAAGATATTGATATTGATTCTATAAAAAAACAAATTGAAATTTTGAATTCAACTCCACAACCTGAACAAAGAACCCCTGCGTGGTACGAATACCGTCAGAACGTCATAACCGCGTCATCGGCATCACACATTCTTGAATCCGAATCAACGTATAATAGATATGTCGAGGATAAAGTTCGACCAGAGAAACATTTTTCAGCAGGCACGGCGTGTCAATTCGGGATCAAGTTCGAAGATGTCGCGTGTTCGATTTATCAAAAGCTTACAAAAACGAAGGTAAACGAATACGGTTGTATCCGTCATGCAAACATCGTGCATTTAGGCGCGTCGCCTGACGGAATCGTTGTTGAAGCGAATGGAGACGAAAAATATTTAGGTAGGATGCTCGAAATCAAATGTCTGTACTCACGTGAAATGCACGGAGTACCTCTGTATAAATACTGGGTTCAGTGTCAGATCCAGCTCGAAACATGTAACCTTGCTTACTGCGACTTCTTCGAATGTAAACTAAACGATAATTTGACAGAACAAGATTTTTATATCAAATTGAAAACAAATTCAATGAAGGAGTTTTTCGGTGTTATAATCGAATATACACGAGATTGTTCAATTTTATACAAATATTCCGAGCTCAACAAAAATGAATCGTACTATCGGGATTTTGTAGAATCGAATATTGAGTCTATTTTAGAAGATCCTAAACAGGATATTATCAAGATTACCTATTTTGAACTCAATAAATATTCTCTAGTGACAATCAAACGTAGTCACGAGTGGTTTGCTTCAATTAAACCAAAGTTTGCGGAATTTTGGAAAGAAGTTGAACAAAAACGTGAAATTTTAAAATATTATCCTGATGATGTTGAAAAAATTTTTCCGAAAAAGACGAGAAATAAAAAGGAAGTCACTGAAATTTGTATGGTTCAAAATGAAGATGACGCTGAAGATGAATTTTGGTAAAAAAAAAATATATGTAAAAATAATATGAATAATCCACTTAAAGGTATCCAACAAGAATCTGAACTTTCAATCGCTTTTTTTTCGACACAAAATATTAATTTGATACAGGCTAAGATTCGTTACTCGATTTTCAACAAATCTGGAAAAAAAATTGGTAATCAAAGTCCAGAAGAATTGATGACAGTCATGCGATCTGTGTACTTACAAAATTCAAAGAATCAATCTTTAAATATAGCGACACAAGTACAAGAATTAAATAGTATTGTTCTTGTATTTTGTGTCAAAGAAATTTATGCCTTATTGGAACAGCAAATGATGTATTTAAAAGAAATAAACGGACCTCGTCAAATAATGGATCATTCCGTGAATATGTCGTCGGCGGGTTCGAAACAACTCATGCCAAATCACTTTGTTTAGAACTATCTTTTGAAGAAACTTGTTATTGAAGATTGACCGAACCTTCGACCTTCCTCGATTTTAACCCTTTTACAGAAAATTACGTCGTACGCCTCTTTTTGTTTGATGATCATTATTTTCTCGCGAATATCACTTTCACACATATTTTCTTTACAATACATGCGCTCAAGTTTTTCAAAATGTTCATTCGATAATCGATATCCGTATGGTCTTAGATTCTCGAGAGCAAGCCCGAACAACTGCGAAACCGGCTTAGAAATCTGATTCGTAATATAAAACAGATAATCCAATTTCAAATTCTTAGCCTCGATATAATCTGGATGTTCAACACGATCTCCCTGCAATTTTGGAACTGTCTTCGTTTTCACATACGCGAACGGGATTCTATCGTTCGACTGAGGTTTATTTCCTGGGTCGCGTTCGCCCATTCTATCCGCGAGAACTTTGTGAACAATCGACGTCGGATTTGCATAAGACGAATTTAACTTTTTTGTTATGATAAAGTACTGGATCGGGAAATCACCTTTCAATATTTTATCGATAATCTCAAATGTAAATTTAATAGCAGCATCAATATCACGATCATTCATAATACGTTTTATAATTCCCTCGTAGATATATTTCACGATCGGAGCGTTATCGCGTCGTTTCAATACAATTCCCATTGATGTGAATTTAAACTTATTCACATCGGTCTCGTACTTATTACCACAGTATCTCTTTTTAGATAGCTGAATGAACGGTGTAAATGTTTTCTCATACTCAAGACAATGAGGTTTTGCAAGAAGAGGTTGGATCTTCTTCTCGACATTTACCGCCATTTCGATAGTCTTTTCAAGAGCTTCCGTTCCAATCAATTTTTTTCCAGATTCATCAGTAGGTTTGAAATTAACGAAGACCGAGTCCGTATTATGTACAATAATATTTCCAACACCCGCTTGAAATTCATGATTTTCAGTTGTCAAATCATAAACATATCCTGTGTAGTCGATTTTATGGATCTTCTTAATTGCATTGGGATTCTTTGTCTTATAATATCGAAGCTCCATAGTATCTCCATTACAATGAATTGAGACATTCCCTCTATTAACATAATAATCGTATGATAGACGTATCATCGGGTCATGAGTATGGTTAGGTCGTAAATTTAACACATCATCAATATCTCGATGTAATAACTCATCTCCAATTTGAACATCAGATGGTGAGACTTCTTCTCCATTTTTTCGAATCAACGAATGATCATCGGTGACATCAACACATCCCATATGGGTCAATACACGAAGAATCTTCTTATTTGAACTTAATGTGTGTCTTATAATACGATGTAGTTTCGTCCAACCCTTCGATGTCCAAGTTTCGACATCATTTAACTCACAAGACTCCTTTTCTTGTTTTCCATCTTCACGACACTGAATCCAATTATTATTACCAAATCTGAATGCGATATTTTCAATTTTTTCAAACAATATTTCATTATTGTGCTTAATAGTAACAGGAGTATACGATGTCACAGAATCCCCATATACTATCTCGCATTGGGGATACGTCTCTTTACAGAAGTCGCGCGCAAGATACAGATGATTTCGACCGACGGCAGTTGTAGAAGCTGCAATCTCCTTGTAGTACAATGCAGACACCGCCGCACCAACTCCACCATACAACGAATTTGCAGTTACTTTATACGCGAGCTGAAGACCGTCGAGAACCGCGCATCTGAACGGATCCTTTTCAGTTTTGATAAGCTTTCTCGTATCTTTACGTGCTTTTAAGAGTTTCATCAAAATTCGAGGCAGAATTCCACGTTTCGCATCATTAATCTCACCATCATCTTTCTTCGGAGGCTGTAGATAACGGCATGTCTTAACTGGTTCTGCGTCAAAGATATGTTTTTTCCACGTCTTTCCCTCGAGTTTCATATAATAATTGTCGAACGACACGTCTTCGAACTCGATACCGCGCTTTCTCAAAAGTTCCGCACCAGAATCGCCTTGATAAATCTTCTCTGTGATGAGTGTGTCGTGCGATATATTTGAACCAATCATTGATGATGGATATAGAGAACTATAGTCGAGAACTGCAACTGGGTCGTCCAGATAGATTCCAGGCGTTGGATCTAATACAATAGCTCCTTCGTAACTATCTTTCACATCCTCTTTCGGACGGGGAAGTTCCGGTAGTAAATAACTTTCCTTCAAACATTCTGAAGAGACAAGCGACAACGTCTTTATCATCTGTCCACGTAGAAACAAGAACGAGAATGGAACCAAACATACATTAGACATACCAATATTATTAGCAACAATTTCAAGTTTCTGCATTAAATTCAAACAAAGCTCGCAATCCTGAACACAATACTTTGCAACCAACGCGCGATCCGCATCGGTTCCATTCTGCTTCTCAAAGATATCCTGAGGCGAGACGTCATCCTTTCCAACAGACCAAAATAATTTTGTCTTACTGCACCTCAGTAAACTATCATTCTCAATTCCTTCAACCGTAACCGAATTGTTCTCATCAATATGAATAATATTTCGTTTTTCACCTTTCTCATTTCCGATGAATTCGTTTCCAACGATAGTTTTATTATAAAGTACGATATAGTTTCCGACTTCTAAACTGAATGTTGTTGGTGTGGTGAGTTTCACATCGTTATTTTCAAGATGTTCGATTTCAGTAACAGAACCAAAGATGAAGTCGTTCGAAACACTGTCTAATTTATATGATGTAAGATTATGATCCTTTTGAATAACTTTGAGTAAATCAACGACAACGATACCGGGCATATCAAAATAATAAAGGAAATTATGTCCGAGAGCAGCTGAGAAAAGCTCCTTTTCAACCAATGTACATTCCTGATTCTTCAATGGACCAAGATTTTTGAGTAGATGAAGACAATCGTACTCTTTGGCACAATCCCACATAAATTTAAAATCAAAACCATTGATGTTATAACCAGTAAGGATATTCGGTTGCTCACGTCTCATCATTTTACACCATTCAACAAAGACCTGTTTTACAGTATCACACGCTACGACTTCACAACCCGATATAGGATCACATCCTCGTAACGTGATTATGTGCCGTTTTATACTACTCTTTTCATTGCCATACTCATACATTACAGTTCCAATTTGAATCACCTTATCACCTTCAACTTTTGGTAGGAATTCGTTTAGAATAGCAACAATTTTGGATACAGTTTCCTTACTCTTGTTATTCTTCATAAGTTCAGTATGTATCTTAAAACTAATCGTATCAAGACGTTTGTTCGTTATAAATTTATATTCCGTGTCCCGGGATGCGACGGCCGGGAGCCTACCGTCGCGGAGCGCGGCGACGACGACTTTCTCCTTCAAAAATATAGTTTGTATGGATGACTTTAGAGACACATCAAACTCCTTCTTCGAATATTCACGAAACGCACAATCTATCCATTGCTTTATAAGTGATGGTGTAACAGCACTATTCTTCGATTTTATCCGACGATATTCATCGCCAATGTTTTGTGCGAGTTTATTGTAATCTTTGATAGCGATCGGAAAATCACCGTGACTTGAGTCGCACTCAATATCAAAACTCGCGATCTTTAACGCTCCAATTGAATCTTCTTCAACTGGATGCAGGTCTTTCCAAAATACTTCGTAATTGAGTTCAAATTCAGTATCAGCTAGCAACTGTTTTACCTGTTTTGCTTTTTCGAGACGGACAAATCCAGTCGGTTTCAATTTACGAAGATGAATCAATCGTAGAATAGGTGCGATATTCTTCTCGTAAATAGGAAAATGATGTTTGCGTAGATTTGCTGGGAGAAATGTAAAAGGTTTTTTCAACGCGTAATAGACGTGGCGCAAAGCAGTTTCACTTTTGAATACGAGTTGCATAAATTTTTTAGGCTTGTTCCATTGATAGTCACGGAATTTATATTTGAGTCTAACAGCTCTATCTATATTATCAACGATCTCATTTTTCATATTTTTTGGCAACCGATCTTTGAGTTGCTCAAATAATGGCAACGTCCAACTCTTTTTCCAAGTATCGGGAAGTTCAATCCAGAAGAAAGGTGTGTACCCATTGACTTTAATACAAACATTATTCTTCTGTTTTGATTTCGCAAAAATATAAGCTACATATTTCTGTTTCATACCAGAGTCCTCGTCATCTTCCGATACATCAGATATATCAACGTTAAACTCATTTTCTATGTCTTTTGCAAGCCAATCATATATTTGAAATGAACCTGTATTCATTTGTTTTTTTATTAATATTTCATCCTTTTTGTTTTATATGTGGATAACATTCACAATCATTTTTATAATTTTTTAACAAGTAAAATTATCAGAATTATGAAACTTCTCAGGGCAAGAGGATGTAGAGTACGTTTCACCAACCAATTCAAATTCACCAAAGTAACAGAAAAAATAGATTTGTTACTATTTAAGATAATTTGTCGTCGTCTTGGGGAATTCTGTTGAAGTTCTTGTGTGTGTGTTCTTTTTATCCGAATGAGAATTATGAGACTGGACACGTGAAACTCCAATGAAAGTAGCTGATTCCAAACGACTAAAGGTATTATCATTATTTTTTAAATCTTGTCCGAATAAACTAGATAAATTATGATAACCAAATAAATCAATGTCAAAATATTCAGCAGACATTACTTTATACTTTATAGATTTATTATTTTACTACCCCTAGATAGATATATTTCAGTTGTTTGGAAAAAAGTAAAAGAACACATTTTCGATAAAAAAATATATACGATTCACATCCTCGACGAGAAATGAACATAAATCCAGCATGTCCAATTCAGTTGAAACCGGTATGTCTTCTATTTTCTTAGCAATTAGATTCCAATTCTGAGTTAAATGTCGTTTTAAACCAACAAGATAGGTTTCGTCTAGTGACTCTAATAATTCAACATAAAAAATATGGTTAATATTATGATTTTCGATTGGTTTCAGCACAAGTGCATACCCACTTCTTGAAATATTTGACATATATTCTCTTAATCTCAAAGATTCAAGATTTTTAGTTGTGAGTATATTCATTATTATTATAAGTTTTATAATGATAAAATTGTATGCAGTGAAACACGCACATATCTAAAAATTAGATAGGGGTACACGAAGTCTCGTCTTTATTTACACACCCATCTACGTCATGGAAGACACAATTTTTTCCTTTTCCTTTGTGATTAATGATGTATGCACCATCACAAATATCATCTGGAACATGACGACAACCATGCGTGTTGGCATATATGTTACCGACACACAGATTAAGATCATCACCATCATTATCAACATTATCAACATTATCACCATCACCGTTATCGCTATCACGGTTGTCCTTTTTGCTCTTGCTCTTCTTGCTCTTCTTGCTCTTCTTGCTCTTCTTGCTCTTCTTGCTCTCGCTCACCCCAAATAAAACAATTGCCACAATGACAGCAACGACAATCATAAATACAAATATACCTATTTGCACTGATGCGTTACCTCCTTTCATAATTTTACCTACTTTCATCTTGTTGTATAACTACAACATTTTTTTTTTTTATAATCATACACTATCGATCAAATCGACATACTTTTCAACTTTTTGTATCAGCAACAAAAACAGCATACACTGTCTCTAAATCATTTGTTTTCTCTGTTTCAAATATAATTGAGTTGGAAAAACGCTCATCATTTGACTTGGCGATCCTTTTAAAATCATCGTACATAATTTCTATATTTTGTTTATTGTCCATATCGTTTAACGTCATATATGAAAGTGTGGTTGGAATTTTTGAAGTTTTTCTATTTTTATTCGAATTCATTCTTAATTTAGTGACATATTTAAAAAATATCATAATATTAATAATAATGGACAATCATAAAAATGTGCAGATTTTATGGATTATATTTATGGGCTCATTTGTATATTCTTGGTCGAAATCAAACTTGGTCGTACTTCTAACATTCATATGGATAACTTACATTATACTTAAGGAAGAAAATGACGAAGAAACAATACAAATTCCAGACAAATACGTAAACTGGATAACTAATTTAAGAAATGCAAGTACTCGTGACGAAGTCACTCGATCTAAAATCCAACTTAAAGACATGCTTCATCACGATGACTTCTTAAAAGGTGAAACACATCATCACGAACTACGGGGACTCGTTAATAGAATGATACAGAAATATGACACAAAACAAAAGGTTCCATTTGAAAGTAATATCGAACGTTTCAATCCACACTCGATCGTCGTAGCAGGCTATGAAAAGTAACTAGTTTCCTACACCATATTGTCAAAAATTACGTTTATAATATCGACAGGCACATTCTCACTTTTGATAATCCCAATCTCTTTCAATTTCATAAGCTTTGTTTCATTTGACATTTTTTTAATCTTTTTACGAAGCTTCTTTTCTTTTCTGCGTGATTTCTTCAAAGACTTTTTGTTTGTAGGTTGTATTATTACAACATCTACACCAGTACTGTCGATTATATTATGCTGTTTTGTTTCTTCGAACAATCTTATATTGCTATCATTTTCTTCTTGTACCATACTTTATATTATGAAAATATTATATTAACAAAAAGCAACCATACCGAAACCGAATATAATACGATTTCATGGTTTAATTTTTATAAAAATGATTGAGGATTTTTAAAAAATATAAGTATAAAGTATATAAAATTAAAAAATGTTGATTCCTGTCCGTTGCTTCTCGTGTGGTTCACTGGTATCATGTAAATATATGTCGTACAAAAAGAAGGTCGAACAATATCGGAAAAATGAAACTGAAACTGTTCTTGATTTTGAAAAGCTTTCAAAAGAAAAATCAGACGAGACTCCCGAATTCAAGGCGATGAGAGATCTTGACATTGACCGTATCTGTTGTCGGCGTCATATGCTGTGCAACGTTGATCTAATTGACGTGATATAAATGTGTGTGTATGAATGTTAAAAAAAATGAAATAATGACGTAATGTGATGAAAAGAGAAATCGAACTAACCTACTCTGGATTTGCTCTAAATTTTGCAAAGAGCAATCTTTTCAAAAACATGAAGAAAAAAAATTACGAAGATTCTATCTTTTGGGCTGTTGAACTCGATTTGAGCAATCAACGTCCATTTCTATTCGAATCGTTATGTCTATTTTGTGCCACTAATATAAACGCATCAAATCCAAAAATCGGAAGATTTCTCAACAAATTTCGAAAGGATTTTGAGTTCTTTGGAAAGAAAAGTGATGAATTTAAACACGACGATTCAAAGGATCTACTAAATCAAATTTGTCAGAGTATCGCATTTGTCGTCGGTGTTATCACGTTCTCTCCAAAGGATATCCCGCTACGACCGGTTGTTGCTATGAGTTTGGATGAAACAGAGGAAAATCTTGTTATCTCATCAACTATGAAATATAATTACAACACGCTAGTACTCGACATAAAAGATTCATGTGATTCCCCTTTTCTTGTCAGAATACTCTCAAAACTCACAAATTCGATCATCGAAGGGTCCACGAGTGAATCGTACCGAACGATTTCCATCATTTTACATTTTGAAAAATCCAAAAAATATAAGAAACTTGTTGAAGCCGCTGCTCGACGTAATCTACTCATTCCAAGCAAATTTAGGAAAAGTTGGATCTTTTTCCTCATTGAATTATTATTACGAATAGCGGTCGAGAAAGGCATTGTTGAAATAATTCAACCGTGGTGCGAATTATTTATCTTTAATTTTAGAGACGGAAAAAAGAAATCACAACTGATGTTTTACATCTACACGTGTATTGACCTACTATCGCGTCATCGTCTTCGCGAAGTCAATTGTATTTTTAACAGAGAAAAAATAACAAAGGGGTGTGTCGCTATCGAATGTATGTATTCTGATATAATAAACGCTAGAAAACATGAATCAAATATGTAGATGTGACACAGGGGTGCGTTTAAAAATTTGATTAAATAACCTTAAGAATATATAGTATGATCCACGAAACTGGAAAATGGATTGGTGAGACTGCCGAAAAGTGTCATAAACATGATGACAAATTATCAAAAGGAATCATCGAGTTTTTGAAAAAGGAAAATTGTAAAAATGTTGTTGATTTCGGCTGCGGGATGGGTTTATATGTCAGAGATTTAAATTCTGTTGGAATCACGACATGTGGATTTGACGGTAACCCCGTGACACCCAAATTAACGAATAATACGTGTGGTGTGATTGATCTTTCCGTTGATTTCGATTTGAAGCGTCAATTCGATTGGGTTGTGTCGCTAGAAGTCGGCGAGCATTTGCCGAAAAAATATGAAAAGACGTATATTCAGAATCTTGACAAACATGCCAAGAACGGCATTATATTATCTTGGGCGCTAGTCAATCAAGGAGGCGCTGGGCATGTGAACGAGGCCTCTAATCAATATATCAAAAATATATTCAACAAATTGGGATACGAAAATGATTTGAATGCGGAAAACATCCTCAGAACAGAATCTAAATTGTGGTGGTTTCGGAAAACAATTATGGTTTTCAGAAAACCATCGCAAAATAAGAAGACTGAATTTTTTTGCAATTTCTGTGGAAAGAAGAATCATGTCGAGTTATAGTCTCCGATTTGTCGCATAACGAAACATCCAACTCATATCCGTCACCTTGGACACATCCCAATTAGTGAGCGGCTGGTTGAACCCTAGCGCACCAGCAAACATCCCACTCATATCCGTCACCTTGGACACATCCCAATTATCGAGCGGCTGGTTGAACTTTGTCGCAAAAGTAAACATCTCAATCATATCCGTCACATTGGACACATCCCAATTATCGAGCGGCTGGTTGAAATTTGTCGCAATAGCAAACATCCCATTCATAGTCGTCACCTTGGACACATCCCACTTATCGAGCGACTGGTTGAACTTTTCCGCCATTTCAAACATCTGACTCATATTCGTCACCTTGGACACATCCCAATTATCGATCGACTGGTTGAAATTTGTCGCACCAGAAAACATACCATTCATAGTCGTCACCTTGGACACATCCCACTTATCGAGCGGCTGGTTGAACTTTGTCGCAGAACGAAACATTGTACCCATATTCGTCACATTGGACACATCCCAATCACTTATATCACCGTATTTTGATACGATTCTAGATTTATGCGTACCACCGGCCAAATATCCTCGAACGGCAACGCGTATCGACTCGTTGTCCAAATCGAGCAAAGGTTCTTCCATATCAATATTAGTGAGTGGATCTTTCCAGTCCCTTAATTGCATCAATCCGTCTTCGTGCGCGCAATTACCCGAAGGTAACTTTCGTAATTTGTCGAGCGGAAGGTCATTCAAAGGCTCGAGTGATATGGGATCGTCATCATTACGACACTCCGATAGGTTCGTCGGTTTTGGCAAAGAATTAACGTGGGCACGACTCATACCACCCTTCTTATTTTTCGACATACGCGGTTTTTTGGACTTCTTAGAAACTTTCGAGCCTTTCGAGACCCGACGCGTCTTCTTTCCGACAAGAACGGTCTTCTTAGCACGGGGTTTTCGACGGAGCGTATTGGACTTCTTCGACACTCCGGGCATTTTATATACATGGATATTATTATTTCATTAAAAATTATTATTATTGTTAAAATTCACGACTAGAATTTTCTTTCCAGATTTTTACATTCAAGTCTTCAAGTGACTGATTATCAGTTTTACCTTGCGGAAACCATAGTAATTCCTTAATACACGTTTTCCATGCCATTTTTTTCGTCGTAATCAACGGAACTTTACCATCTCGACACTCATACATTTCACCAAAAGTAACCGAAAAAACTACGCTTCTTCTTTTTCGGCTTTGGGTCGGGCTTGGGGTCGGGGTTTTTGTTCGGGGCAAAATCTCGATTGAAATTTTCCGCCTCTTCAAACATTTCAATCATATTCGTCACCTTGGACACATCCCAATTGTTGAGCTGCTGGTTGAAGGAGGTCGCATTTCTAAACATATAACTCATATTCGTCACACTTGACACATCCCAATTGTTGAGCTGCTGGTTGAAGGAGGTCGCACCAATAAACATAGTATTCATATTCGTCACCTTGGACACATTCCAATTATTGAGCGGCTGGTTGAAATTTGTCGCAACAGCAAACATCCCACGCATATCCGTCACCTTGGACACATTCCAATTATTGAGCGGCTGGTTGAAATTTCTCGCCTGAGCAAACATATTACTCATATCAATATTAGTGAGTGGATCTTTCCAGTCCCTTAATCGCATCAATCCGTCTTCGTGTGCGCATTAAAAATGAAAGTAATATAAAGCTAAAAAAAAATTATAAATATAACTGAAATGGATCTTGTGTTCAGGATATATAAAAATCTCCCAATCCCAATTCAAACCGTTGCACAAACGATTGGATTTGTTTCACTTCAAATATTTTCAAAATGTTCGCGTTTTTTCGATTACTACCAGTATTCAAAATTGAAAGTTAAATTTGAAGTTCGAAAACAGGATTCGCCTTTTTGCGATGTGCGTTTATGCAACGGAGAAAATTTGAAACGTCCGTTTGAACATGTTCATACAATCGAAATTTTTGATAAAAATAGATCAATTTTGACGGTTGACGAAGATGTTTTTGATAATTTAAAAAATTTAGGAGTTGAAAAAAATGAAAGTTTTATAGTTTTATCAGAGGTAATAAATTTTTGTAACGTTCAAAATTGTTCTGAAATTTTATTTCATATATATCCCTGGGAGTCATACGATGGCAGCGGTTGTTTTTCTTTAAAGTTAAATGAACCTATGTTTTTATAATAGTCTAAAAGTATACTTACATTCAAACAAAAATGATGAGGTTTTTCCATTTTAAAACATAAAGACAACTATATAAACACAATTATGACTTCAATTTCAAATACCGAAACATTGAACAAATACAAATCGCACACACATCGTGAGCACATTTATAAGATTCCAGATACTTATATCGGTTCAATTGAATCTTCCACAAATTCATCATGGCGTGTATCGGACGACGAAACACATATGATTAATGCTGAACTCACATCGATTCCAGGTCTTTACAAAATCTTCGATGAAGTCGTCGTAAACGCATGGGATCAATTTATCAGAATGAAAAACGATAAAAGGTCTAAAAATCGTGTAACCTACATAAACATCGACGTCGATAAAGAAACGGGTCGTCTTTGTGTTGAAAACGACGGTAAAGGTATTGATATTTTGATGCATCCGGAACATAACATCTATACTGTCGAAATGATTTTTGGAAAATTGTTGACTTCAACAAATTACACTGAAAATGAAGAGAGGCTTGTCGGGGGTAAGAACGGTTATGGTTCAAAGCTAACGAATATTTTCTCGACTGTTTTCGAAGTTGAGACAATCGACACGATAAATAAGAAAAAATATTATCAAAAATTTGAAAATAATATGACAAAAATTCATAAACCTAAAATCTCAACTATTGCATCTACTGAAAAGGAATACACAAAAATAACATTTCAACCAGATTTTGCAAGGTTTGGTATCGATGGTTGGAGCGATGATATGATTCACGTTTTGAAGCGGCGTGCGTACGAAATATCAGCATGCTGTGGCGACATATTGAATGTTAAATTCAATGGAATTGAAGTTCCAATCCGTTCATTCAAGGACTTTTCAAAAATGTACTTTGAAAATGATGTCGAAATCGTGTATGAGAAGAATGACCGTTGGGAAGTTGCATTTGGTGTCTGCGATGATTTTAAGCACGTTTCCTTTGTAAATGGTATTTACACTTCAAAAGGTGGCAAGCATGTTGATTATATTGTAAATTCGATTTGTAAAAAAATAGTTGAAGTTATTAAGAAGAAAGAGAAAATTACTGTCAAGTCTTCTTATATTCGTGATAACCTGTTTGTGTGTGTCAATGCTTTGATTGTAAATCCGAGTTTTGATTCTCAGACAAAAGACTATTTGACGACAACTGTGAGTAAGTTTGGATCGACTATGTTGATAAGTGACAAACTTGTGGATACGATTATGTTTAAAATGAATCTTTTTAACAAGATTATGGATACGTATCAGTTCAAAGAATCGAAGAACCTAAAGAAGACGGATGGGAAAAAGAAAAATCGTTTATATGGAATTCCAAAACTAGACGATGCAAACGATGCAGGTGGTAAAAAGTCATCAGATTGTACGTTGATTTTGACTGAAGGCGACTCTGCCAAAGCAATGGCAATTGCCGGTATCAGTGTTGTTGGTCGTGATTCGTATGGCGTGTTCCCTCTTCGTGGTAAAGTTATTAATGCTCGTGAAAAAATTACGACGAAAATTGGTCAAGCACAAGTTGCCAACAATCAAGAGCTTATTAATATGAAAAAGATTCTTGGTCTCGAACAGGGTGAAAAATACACAAATACATCGAAACTTCGCTACGGTCATATTTTGATTATGACGGATCAGGATCTTGATGGTAGTCATATCAAGGGTCTAATTATCAATTGGCTCGCCATATTTTGGCCCGAACTCGCCAAGATTCCAGGTTTTATCAGTTGCATGAACACACCGATTGTGAAAATGTTGAATAAAAAGAAAGAAATTATGTTCTATTCTCTGCAAAAATATGAAGAATGGAAAAAAAATAATACTAAGTATAACAAACTTGGTTGGAAATCGAAGTATTACAAAGGCCTCGGAACTTCAACGACGTCCGAAGCTAAAGAATATTTCCGAAACATGAAATGCACAAATTATTTGTGGGACGAAAAATCAAATAATGCGATCGATTTGGCGTTTAACAAAAATCGAAGTGACGATCGCAAAAAGTGGCTTGGTGGCATTGACGTTGAAAATATCCTTGATGCAGACCGAAAAACGTGTGGATACGATGAATTTATTAATCATGAACTTATTCACTTTTCGAATTATGATCTGAAACGCTCTATACCTCATATGATGGATGGTTTGAAACCGTCTCAGCGAAAGATTCTATTTTCATGTTTTAAACGTAAGTTGAAAAACGAAATTCGAGTCGCTCAGCTTGCTGGTTATGTGTCCGAGAAATCGGGATATCACCATGGTGAGGCCTCTTTGAACGGGGCAATTATTGCAATGGCGCAGAATTTTATCGGTTCAAATAATATTCATCTACTCGAACCAAACGGACAATTTGGAACACGGCTTCTCGGAGGTAAGGATGCTGGTTCACCGCGTTATCTTCATACTTGTTTGTCTGAAATTGCATACACATTATTTATTGAGGATGACTCAAATGTTCTCGAATTTCAAGATGATGACGGGATGATTGTCGAGCCTAAATATTATGCACCTGTGATACCATTCGTATTATGTAACGGAACGCATGGTATTGGTACAGGTTATTCAACCTCTATTCCATCATATAATCCGGTTGAGATTTGTGAATATGTGAAGAATAAAATCAATGACAAACCAAATACAAAAAATCTACTACCATATTTTCATAATTTTGAAGGAGTCGTGAAAGATATTGATGGCCAAATTTATACCAAAGGAACTTATAAAATATTGAACTACAAAACAATCCTAATTTCTGAACTTCCGATAGGAACGTGGATTGATACGTACAAGGCGTTCATTGATGATATTGTTACAGGTCTAAGCGATAAGACGAAAAAAACTACGAAATCATTGATCATGTTTGAAGGAATCAAGAATTATAAGTCGCAATCAACAGAGTCGAAAGTTCATTTTGAGATTGAAGTTGATCCTGTCAAACTCAGCGAATGGCTTAAGAGTTGCAATTCACAGAAAAGGAAGGGTGATTTTGTAGATGATATTGAAAAGAAGTTCAAACTTGTATCTAAAATTAGTACGTCGAATATGCACCTTTATGATAAAAATAATAAGATTAAAAAGTATTCCCATATCAATGATATTATCGACGACTTTGTTGAAGTTCGCGAAGAAACATATGTAAAGCGCAAAGAATTTCTAGTGAATAAATTGAAAATTGTGATGAATACGTTGGCGAATCGCGTCCGATTCATCAAATGTGTTCTTGGTGACGAGATTGTGATCAAAAAACACACCAAACTTGGTCTCGAAGAACTTTTAGCTCACATGAAATTTGACTTGTACGATGATGAATCATATAATTATCTTATTAACACTCCGGTATATCAATTTACAAGTGATAACGTTGATAAATTGAATAATGATTTCAAATCGAAAGAAATCGAGTTAAAAACATTGATTGGAACTTCCGTGAAGAAGATGTGGAATTTTGATATTGATGAATTCAATAAGACTCTTGTGAAGCATCTGAAAAAGTTTTAGGAAACAAAATTGATAGCGAAGTAACACAATCCGAATATGAAAGCAAAAAGCATACGTCCTAAGTGATTCAATTCAACGTTGTCGAAGTCAACGTTAAGGAAGTATATTGGAAACTTACGAATAAAGTTTGTAAATTTTTTTAAGAAGGTTAAAAATACGAAAAAGAGGACGCAAACTATCACTGATCGCTTAGAAATATTAATAATCTTAGTGAATAACTGCGTATCTTCTCTTTGTTTGTTTAACAATTGTTTTGGTTTTATTACGATAGGTTGTTGAATGAATTCGTCGTCCGAATCCTCTGCAACAGTGTTCTGAACAACCTTTACAATTTTCTTTTTTGGTTTTTTAATATTTTCAATTATTTCATCCTCCGTTTCATTTTTTTTTTCAAAATCAGGAACTTCAGCTTGAATATTATTATCGTTTAGTTCGTTTATGAGTTGATTCACGAGGTCTGTATCGTCGGCGCTTTCCATTTGCTATATGAACTTTAATTTATATATTTTTTTGATATAAATATACACATATTCTCAGTTTAATTTCTTGAAATAGAATACATACACATGTATAACAAACCAAATATACTAATCTAAAAATCTAAAAATCTAAAAATCTAAAAATCTAAAAATCTAAAAATCTAAAAATCTAAATACTTGAAGTAAAATGAACACGATTCTAAATAAAAAAATATATTCAGAACACAAAAAGCTTTTGAAGAATGTATTGAAACATAATCTGAATGTTTCATTTCTAAGTTTTGTACAACCTAATCCCAAACAACATTCTGAAGAGAAAACCCGTACACGTTATGCAAATTATATGAACTCTCATACACCGAGAGAATTTTTCGCTCAGGGTGGTAAGTTTGTAGATTTTATTTGGGATTTTGAGCACAAGTTTATTAACTTCGACGAGTCTGTACTAAGTCTAGCTGATGTAGAAACTATTAGCAACACTTCTGAAATATTTAAATTGATGATCATTACGAGAAAGAGTATTGTAAATATCAGAAGAAAAATTAATAAAAAATTGACTCTGTTGAAGAGAAAGAAAGCAAAACCAAATGGAAATGCGAACCACTTGGAGCGCGAGATCGGCAAGCGGCCGAGGCCTTCGCCCAGTCCCGCCGCGGTCCTCGCCGTGTACGTGGGGGACGCGCCCGCCGTCGCCGCGCCCGAACCCTACGCGGAGGTTCCGGCGGACCCGGCGCCGGCGGCGTACGCGGCGCCGGCGTTCGTCGCGCCCGCGCCCGCGCCCGCGCCCGTGCCCGTGCCCATCGGCGACGGTTGGTGGAAGAAGGAGGACCCGGGCAGCGGCTGCGCGTACTTCGTCCACGAGCGCACAGGCAAGTGCCAGTGGGATCCGCCCAACTAAGCACCTTGAAGTCTAATGAACCCAAGAAATGCCCGCCATCCCCGAAGTTATCCTAAGTAAGTTATAGTTCACTGAATATACGAATACATTGAACTCATATGATTCATCGTTCGTCTTTCTTGATGGGGGATTCAACATTGTGACCTCTAACTCGAGATTCGATATACGAGACATATTAACTGCTCCATTTGGTTGCGATTTGGAAGGATCGAGGCAAAATGAATACATATGGATTCCTGATTTATCGAGTTTTGTTCCATGTTGATAACTTTGAAGTAGACCATGAAAGCGGTTATCTTGACTTGAATATCGTTCCTTCCCATCAAACATAATTCTTGAACTCTTTATAATACTCTTGTCATAAGTAGAATAGTTAAACTTAGTCGGGATTAATGCACGTGTCATCAAATTCATATCTAATGTTTGACGAATACCATTTTCAACAACAATATTTCCATTTAACATCTGAAAATATAAAGGATCGGCAGATTCTTCACCGAGGAGTTTTAGGTATGCTTGTGAAACAGGGCTTATGAACTCATCTGTCCAGTTTGTGTAATTGTTGTGTTTATTCAGTGTTTTAACATCCGATCGTTGACCATGCCAGACTAGATACTTCACCGGGTGATTTGTTTCTAGGTGTAAGCTTTGAGTACTATGAACATCCGTGAAATTACTTCTAAAAACTTGTTCAATTAAGTACTCGTGCGAATTCAAAGCAAACATATCACGTTCGTCATTGTCTAGAAATATATAATTTCCCAAAATATGACAATCCTGATTCCATCCTTGTGTATTCGTATCGCCATCAGTTAAATCCATTCCGTTTGTGAATGATTCTTTTGGAACGCTCGTTATAAAGTTACCTATGTGGTGATGCGTTTGTGTAGATGAAGGTGCAGTGCGAGTTCCCTTTGATACAGTTTGTCCGTCACGAGTTTCTTTAATCGTATACAACTCTGTAATTGGACGACATTCAATTTCAAGATATACATCGTGATACTGTAAGGAAATCAATGGTAATGCAAGTCCGGGATTAGTTGCAAACCAAAACGGCAAAGGAACATATATTTTCCGACCATGAATTGATGGAGGTTGCAAATACGGATTTTTTCCGAACTGTGAAAAATAATAAGACATCGAATCTGGGTTGATGTCTTCAGTTGCTTTTAAAGACGACGTAGGATAAAATCCAGCATTCCATCCGTTATGCTCTGGCATGAAGAGATCTGGACGATGGCCGGTCATAGCATCGTATGTGTTCTTCGCAGATGCTTCTAAAAAGAGTTCGTGCCAGATTTCTATCCAATTTCCATATAGTTCGGAAATCTTATTTCCTCCAATAGTCAAAGAACATTTTTTTATTATCTGAGTTCCTAAATTAGGTACCCAATTAAATTCAACATTGGTATCATTCTCATAAGAAGAAAAAATATCGGGTATGTTAATCACAAAGTAAACTTTGTTGATTAAATCACCGTTACGTGCGATTTTACATCGCATGAGCGTCTCAACATCATTTGATAGGCTTTGCACACCTTCAAAATCAAGACGTATCATTTCTTGTGAAAAATTAGAATATTTTTTATAGACGGATTTAAAGAATGTCATCTGAGGGTTTCCAGTCAAATATAAATCCTGAGCACCCACTCTTTTCAGTTGCAGTAGACCGCCACCCATTGTTTAATTATATAATACTTTATTTTTATATGATTTTAAGAACACAAAAAAATATCTCTTTCATTTATATATATATATATATGAATTCGGAAAATGAATCCGAACATGAATCTGGAAGTGAATCGGAAAGCGGATCAGAAAATAACTATTTTGACGAAGATGAAATTACACGAGCAAAGGTAACAATCGAAGAAATGATGGAATATCGGAATTATGACATACGAAACACTTTAGTTTATGATGATGATGATATAATTTTTTTAAAACCTAAAGAAATCACCTTTGTTAGTTTTCAACACGATATTGGTGATGTGAAGTTCAAAAACAATTTCATGAGTAAGAACGACAATGGTAAGGAGACTGGCATTTTGAAGAGTAAACAACGTATTCTAGAAAAATTAGAGAAAAACAATATTGATAGTAATGTGTGGATTTTTGTAGTTAAACGAGCTCATCCTGGAATTTTTGATATCATCCGAAAACATAAAGAAGTAAATCCAACAATTTTCATTCAAATTTTTGAAATCAAATCACTTCTGTTTAATGTATCAAATAATATACTAGTTCCAACGCACATCAGAATGAATCGCGAAGAAAAGGAATTTTATGATAATTTTTTGAAAAGCTTCAATATACCTTCTATGAGGAATATACCAAAGATTCTGTTAAATGACCCTATTGCAAAATTCATCGGATTGCGTGAAGGAGAAATATGCAAGATAGAACGCACATACTGTACAACGTATCGTCTTTGTGTACACAAAAATGAAAAAATGATGAGATTTTCTTCTACTTATTAGATAGTAAACATAATATAAAGATACAAGATAATGGCACGCAAGGATAAATCGACAGGTGAAAAATTCTCAAAGAAAACAAAAAAAGAAGAAAAGAAGGCATATAATGTGTACAATCAAAAACACATTCGAATCATCGAGGCTTTGATTCTGACCAAAAAGGCCAAAGTAAACAACATAAAATAGGATACAAATAGGGATACAAATAGGATACAAATAGGATACATGGGCAATTGGAAAATTGGAAGATATGTGAATAGATATGTAGCATTCTTGAGATTTGAAACATCTCAACACATAAAGATAACTAACTAAAACAAACAAATCGGAAATGAATCACCAATGTGATCTTGAGAAGAAATTAGAAACATACCTCAAGGGCGGACTTCTCAACACCATATTTTTTGGAAGAGGTAACAAAAACAAAGTTATCTTTAAAATGTTAAATCCAAATAATGATACTGAAACAGAGAATCGATGGGAAAATCGAGTTACCTTTTACTCAACAAATAATTATATTCGATTTGATAGTAGAGATTTTATCAAAAATAAATCAGAGTTGATATCTATTTTAGGAGACTTATCGAAGAATAAAACGATAACGCCCTCTCAGTATTCGAATATTTTCTTCGTTCAAAACTTAAATTGTCTCGATACTAAACAGCAAGAAGGTTTCAGACAAATTATCGAAGATGCGTATCATTCACGATTTATATTCACTTGTGAAAATATAGATAGCTTGGATCCTGCATTAATTTCCAGATGTTCCCTAATTCAGATTAGAACCGATACTCAAAATTATATAAACTCTGACACAGAATATCACAAAAATATTCTTAAACATATGGGAATTATTGATCCAGAAAAAACAATGACAAATATTCTATTGAGAGAAATAAAATCATCTGACAGCTTGAAGAAAATCCATGCAATTGCGGACAAGATTCATACCTCTGAGATTGATATTATAAACACGTTCAAAGAATCTGAAAACATCATACCGTCTACCGTCTATGATTTACAAAAATATGCAACAATCAAAAATCCAACTCAATTTGATACTCTTTTGCTTCTCTTGAAAATCAAGAAAGCACTCATATCTAAAATTAAGAATTAAAAAAATTATATAAGTATATACTAAAAAGATGGTCATGGAATTAAATTCAAAATATGAGGATGTCTTTAATTCTGAGGTTATTGATTCTAAGCTTGTAGAGAGGAACAAACTAAACTTCCACATGAAAAACCCAAATACAATTCAAAACGTAATGCATAAAGAGATACCAAAGATGATGTTCACAAAGAATGATTCTAAAAAGTCACATGTGTCTTCTCTTTCGGGGAGAAATATTGAGAATTTCACCCATAATAACCAAGTACCTTTTTTCAGTGGCAACGTCACTCAAAACACGAGTGAGTCTGCATCTAGCAATGTTCTAGAACGATTTACTGGGCGGTCTTCGACTTTTCAATCTAAAACGGAGGTAGAACCTATGTTTGATAAAAAGGCCGAAAATGTCTATGGAGCTTCTACCCCATCGGAAGATATGCGCTCTCGTTTCAAGGCCTCAATTTACAAACAGGGTGTGCCATTACAAAATCCTGTACATGTTGGACCGGGTCTGAACAAAGGTTTCGTTGCGACTCCCACGGGCGGTTTTGGCCAGAACGATGCTAGAAACTTTGCGAAACGTCCGACCGTCGACGAGTTACGTGTTAAAACAAACCCCAAAATAACATATGAAGGACGTGTCGTGAAAGGTAAAGATATTTCACGTCGTGAAATGAATCCCAGTCTTGCACAGAATCGAGTTATACGATTTCACGATTGGTCCACCGATGAAGATCCATTTTACGCAAATAATGGTGTCGTAAACACAGCACCTCGTGCACCAGATAATTTTGATACAAAAGAAACGAACAGACAGAACCTTAAGTCTTTTGGTATTCGTAACGCCGGTTCGTCAGAACATTCAAGACCCAAAATTAAAATTATAACATACTCGAGACACCGCAAAAATAGAGATGTAGAGGAAACTTCATTCGACATTGCAAATGCAACTCAAATTACGAATGGACCTGTTTCGCAAATTCGTGATGTGATTAAAAAAACAAAGAAACAAGAAAATCTTCACGATACTCGATTTGGATTTACTGGTCCGAATAGCCAGAAGAATATTTACAGTAAACATAACGATGATGTCAAATTCACAGGAAGGCATTCACTTCATAGTGGTTATGGTGGAATTGCCAAAAGTGAGAACACACAGTCAATGTCCTATGGAAGTATTTACAATGCGACCGTCAACGAGATTAAAGAACAGCTGATAGAACAACGGATTCCTACCAAAGTTGGTATCAAAAGTGTCACAGATTCAACAAAAATTGGAGACATTAAGTTCGGCAACGAAACCGAGAATAACCGCTACAATCCTGTTAATACGACTCATAACAACATCCGTTTGAGCGGTAATGATATTCGTCTATCATTTGAGAAAACCGAGCAATACCGTGATTCTGAAAATACACGTCTTCACGCTGATAATTTAAAACCATTTGAAATGAACCCATTGACACAACCTTTGAATTCTTCAACAACTATGGTAGCTTAAAGACATCTGGATATCAGATATATTACAAACCTCGTTGCACAAACCTCGTTGCAAAACTACCTTGTTGCAAAACTAGTCATATAGGTATATGAATGTAATAAATAAACTGATAAACACAATCAAAATTGATAAAAACGTGATCGATGTTATGTCGCTCATGAATTCATAATTTGTTTGAAAGCGGTGCACATTTTTGTACGGATCAAAAGTATCCGCAACTTTCTTGTAGTCGACGTGATCGCTTTGGTACATTCCTAAATTTACGAAGGTTATCGCAAATATTACCAAAAGTATGATGACATTTAAAAATATCCCAAACATCTCGACGCGATTTAATTTCAAACAACCAGTTAACGAAGTTAGCATAAAAATACAAATTAACAAAATTGGCAGAAACATCAAAAATGTTTTACTTTGTAAATTAGATTCATAACTAGTTTTAGTTTCGTTATATATAACATTTGGTAGTAGATTACTTATTATCTTGATGTCGAGGTATCTGTCAAAGTCAATTGAATCATCAATTGTTTTCATGATCATATTGTATACATTTTCAATAACATATCCATATATGTAAATTGATTCCGAAAGAGTCAATACTACACTTACTACCATCAAACTAAACATAACATTTGATATATGCAACGAATCTGAAGTGCAACTTCTTCGATTATTCAATCGAAATATGTAGAACATAATAACAGTCGGAACTAAAATTGACCCAAAGAGTAACATATTTTCTTTAATATTTGACTGAAAATTTACATCAATAATATGTTTGTGATATTCATTTGTCCTATTTATGATTTTATCTTCTGATTTTAAATCTCCATAATTCGACAACCGTGAAATATCGGAACTATCGTTCATTTATTTATATAAATATATAATAATAATGAAAACATCTAAATATGAGACAGAAGTTCCAGAACTTAAACCATATGAGTTAGATATGGAACCCGATTATCATGATGATATTTCTAGTAAGTCTAAATCGAATAAATCGAATGATGCTATATCTGATTCTCAAATGCTTAATGTATTTACTAAAACATTTGATGCAAACAGACCTTATGTATACGTTTTACTATTCACCTTACTATATGTTTTATATTCGCTAAAGTTAAAAGAACGAGATGTAGCTTATATTTTGATAAACATTATTGTATATATCATCATAACGACATTCATGTTTTACTTATACTCGAAAAATGAAAGAACAAGAATATCTGAAAAATATTTGAATGATTTTCTGTCTCTGCTACACGACACACATCGTGATGGGTTTGACAAATTCCTCGCTGAGTTACGAAGAAAGAAAATGAAATCAAATGACGACATAACCTTTCTTAGGAAAAATATTACTTTCATATTGGGTATTTTTTTTATTGTTGTTCTTATTGTATTTTACTGTAACAATCTACAGCATATTTCACTTATATCTTTGTTACGGAACGGATACTACATAATAATTTTAGGTTTGACAGAAATTTACCTTATGTACATTGTTATATCACGTATTCCGCTACCAGATGTTATGAATCTTATTGATGCGTTTGTTAGAAGACGAGAGATATGCTCCAAAGAAAATATCGGTATGATGATTTCGACAGACGATAGTTTAGATTTGAGAGATTGTAGCCAGTTCAAAAAATCAGGTGATTCTTGCATTGTCAAAGAGAATAATACAACTGTCGAACACAGATTTACATGTAATGATGGTCGAATCAATCGCACAAGTGGTCAAAGCATCAAAAAATAATTTCAAAAAAATAAGCTCGTACTGGGATTCGAACCCAGAGAGGCAGTGTCAAAAACTGCAAAGTTAACCATTACTTCATACGAGCAAGCAGAGCGTTCAATATAATTGTATCCTCAAAAACAAGGATAATAAGCTCCATCGCGGACTCGAACCACGAATCTTCCGCTTACTAGGCGGATGCGATGCCAATTTCGCCAATGGAGCAGGAGATATATATATATATATAATATCTTCAAAACGACAGTGACAGGATTCGAACCTGCGACCCTAACGGGAAATGATTTCAAGTCATTCTCCTTAACCACTCGGACACACTGTCTGGTTGTTGATTTTTTAATTGCTTCAACGTTGCAAAAACGTCCATTATTGGGATCGAACCAATGACCTCGAGATTAACAGTCTCGCGCTCTGCCAAATGAGCTAAACGGACAGTGTGTTGATTTTTAATTGCTTCAACAATGCAAAAACGGGCGCAATCCCAGCTACCGGAATCGAACCAGCGACCACTTGATAATCGAGCCATCTACAGTCAAGCGCTCTACCAACTGAGCTAAGCTAGGAAACGGACAGTTGTTGATTTTTTTAATTGCTTCAACAGTGCAAAAACGTCCATTATTGGGATCGAACCAATGACCTCGAGATTAACAGTCTCGCGCTCTGCCAAATGAGCTAAACGGACACATGTGTTAATTTTTTACTTACTTCAACGTAAGGTTACTCCCAGACGGGCTCGAACCGTCGACCCTGCGTTAATAAGACGCATGCTCTAACCAACTGAGCTATGGGAGTATACAACATTATTTTTGCTTGCTGCAAGGTTCGAACTTGCGCCTCCGAAGAGACTGCGACTTGAATGCAGCGCCTTAGACCACTCGGCCAAGCAAGCGTGAATGTTTTTGATACTCGCAGCGAGGTTCGAACTCGCGCCTCCGAAGAGATCAGGGCTTAAATCTGACGTGTTAGACCACTCCACCATACGAGTTATTTTTCACATTCTTATTATTGACATATGTTATATAGATGTCTTTATATTAAAGTTAAATTTTACCTTATAAGGGACTCGAACCCTTAATCTTGTCGTTAGAAGCGACACGCGATATCCAATTTCGCCAATAAGGCAGCTAACATCATCTTTACTATATATATATTTTATGTATAAGTTATATACACAAGAAAAACTCATCATTTTTACCAAAATACAACGCTAAATCTAAAAAAAAACAAGTCGAGAATTAAGGACACATTGAATACATCCATTTTACATATATATAATCAGTTCACAAACTTAATATTTTGAGCTTGAAGCCCGATTTTCAAATCCCTGTACAGCTTTTGTTTCAATTCATAATAACTTCCATCCTTTACTTCAATCCCGGTAGATATAATTATTCTCATACCAACATCACTATGTTCGTGTGAAATATCAATATCTGATACTTCAATTCTATCAAATAGTATGCTCTTGATCATATTTTCAACAGAAACGATCTCGTTATCGTGACTCAATAGCAATTGAAGTTCGATGGTGTTGTCTACTCTATTTTTTATATCAATGGATTGAGTCCAGAGAACACTATTCGCTACTTCTGATATGACATCGGATCCGGGATGCCGCACTTGCGTAGTGAAAGTTTTTATTTCTTGAATGGTTCCTGTTGTATGATGCTTGTTGTTATTATTGTTAGTTGAATATGTAACAATGAAGTCACCTTTCCGAACTTTGTCGAATATAACCAATAAAAATCCAGCGAAATAATCTTGAATTGGTTGCTGAAGTGCCATGGGAAGAACCAATGACATCACCCCGAGCGATGTGAAGAAATAGACACTCGAAACATCTGAGATATGTATAGCTATCGAAATTGCGAGTATTATTATTATAATTCTAACTAATACAGTAAATATACCCGATCTGATATATTTTGCATATCGAATGTCATCCTTCTCAATATTTGATCCTTTGAACTCATTCATACTTTCACGAACCAAGTCAGAAACCGGAAATGATAATAAAACTATACAGATTGAAATAATATTTCGAATAAGTTTTTTATCCATATTACATAACAGTATATATTAAATAGTATATTATACTAAGCAATGAATACTAAGTATAAATTGAAGTCTAAATCAAAATCTAAATTGAAGACTAAATCCAAATCTAAATTGAAGTCTAAATCCAAGTCTAAATCCAAGTCTAAATTGAAGTCTGGATCCAAATCCAAGTCTAAATCCAAGTCTAAATTGAAGTCTGGATCCAAATCTCAATTCAGACACAAATCTAAATGCAAATTTAAGTCTGCCAAGACTTCAAAATCAAGAAACATATTACGAAACAAATTCAAAAAGGGTGAAATCTTCGTATTAAAAAAAGAATTTGGTGAAAACGAGTGTGAGTTTTCAAGAAATGCATATAAAATAGGTATATCACCGAAAATTTACAAATGTAAAGACGGTATAATTTATATACAAAAACTACAAAGTATTGACGAGAGTGAACTGTTTAATCGAAAGTTTGAAATTTTTGAGCTTATTCTTAAAGGCACACGGAAAGGTATGATACATCTAGACCCGGGTGCAAAAAAAAGAGGTTACAACGTTATGAAAACATATGATGGAAAGCTACTCTTAATTGACTGGGGAGATGCGGAATATTTGAATGAACACGATAATCCGTTTATTGTCGCATCAAATACTTTTCTAAATCTTTGGAATCGTGTTTTTTTTGTTAAAGTAAAGCCTCACCAACTTAGACAATACATTTTAGAAAAGTATAAACTGATGTTACCCGAACTCTCACGTGAAAGAATTTCGAGGATTCGAAAAGAGTCTCAAGAAAATCAGCGCAGAATTGCACTAACACGTTCCTTGAAGTACACAAAAAGAGAACTATGATATCAAGTTCAAGTAAAACTTCAAGTAACAATGTGTCTAACTTTCACATAAGGACCAATCGGCAATGACACAGGTCGTACCATACGATTTAAATAAATTTCTTTAATACTCAAGACAACATTTCGATGTGTTTTGAATAATTCGATCATATTCTTCAGTTGATTATTGCTTATTCCTGAGATTATGAGTAAATCGTATGCATTCAATTCTCGTTTCTTTATCTCAACCTTCATCTCTCGGATTTTTATATTATTCCTTATTTCATTTTGAGATATATTCGACGTTGTTGAATATTTCCAAATATTACGAATGACTTGCATTGGGACTTTTTTTTTAAACAGAACTTCTTTAAGCGTCTGTTTTATTGTGTGTTGGATGGTTTCGTTCATGGTTGGTTTACATTATTTTCAATACTATTTCAAAGATAAAAATCGGATCATTTTTATTTTTAATTTTATAAGTTTAATGCTTAAATTTTATTTAGGTGATTTGACTTGAACGTTGAAATATAGTACGAAATATCAGATGGTATCCCAACAACATTCAGCTTTTTCATAATAGTGTCGGCTTCGTTCCATTTTTGGATAGATTTAATAAATGGAGTGGGGGTGGCATTTTGAAATAAATCAAGGTGGGTGAACTTCCATGTATTTCGAACCTTCTGAATGTCCCATTTACTAATAGACTTGTCGAAACTGAGCGCATTGAAAAACATTGAGCTCAATGTTCTTGCGTTTGACACATCCCAATTGTTAATTGATTGATTAAAATTGTCTGTATTTTGGAACATACCTGCAAAATCAGAACAATTTCGAGTATTCCAAGTATCGAGCGGTTTATTGAACGCGCTTGCAAAATAAAACATCGAATTCATGGTTTCAACCTTATTTACGTTCCATTCGTCGAGGTGGTGATTAAAACTTGAGGCTCCGGCAAACATGAGGGACATATTTGTTACATTAGACACATTCCAGTTATTAAGTGGTTGATTGAATCGATTTGTGTTATGAAACATACCTTCCATACAAGTAACATTCGACACATCCCAATTTGAAATATTCTCATCGAACACGTTGTCATGTTCGTAGACGTCGTCGAAGAAAAAATCGTCGTCGAATAAATACTTCATATCTGTAACGCCCCTTACATTCCAATCAGATATATTACCGTATAAATCTTCGGCATATTCTTTATTATCGAAATAATCGCCGATTGCATCGCGTATTGAGTCGTTATCAAATCGCCCAAATCTCATGTGTTTCTGTATTGTTGTATATTATATGTTGTGTATCTGTGTATTTGTTTTTTGTTAATCATTTTTTGTATAACTGAACCAACTGTAAAAAGATTAACAAAAAATAGTTAATATGTTATATAATGAAATGTATTTCTAGAAAGGACGTCGAAATTGTTGTATTTAGTCTTATTCTTCTAATGATTATTTTAATGCCCCTTGAATGGCCACAAAAAAAATTTTTATATATATTGGCATTGGCATACGTGTGCATATATGCTGTCACAAATAACCGGTTGTTAAAAAACATTACTGAAAATTTTGAAACGCCGGAATCCGGGAATCTAAAGTACTCGGACGGAAGTGTACGACGATTTGTTTTTATAGATCAAGATAATTTAATGAAGGATAAGGATAACTAAAAATGAATGAAGACATTTTAGAAATATCGCAAGGTTTGAGGTTGATAGTCGATTAATTTCTTGGAGAATTTTGATAATTTACGCACATTGTGTCAACGGTTATAAATGAATTCTAGGGAAAATACCGAACGAATAAATTTCCATCAACATTAATCTCGAAGATTTTGACATTTGAACTCTGATAACCTTTGGACTTTGACAACATGTATTCGGTTCCAGGGTACCACACGATTTACATATTGACACCAGCGTTGCATCGCATGACTTAAGTAAGCGATCTGACAAAACACGTTCCGAAATATTCGATGTGATTCTTGAACGAATCTGGTCTCGTTCCATCTCACCAATACGCAGCCCTCCGTTTGAGCCTCCTTTTATAGCCTGACCGGTTAACATATTATATGCGCCGAATGAACGTGATTTCCACTTTTTGGATACGATATGATTTAATGCCATATAGAACACATTTCCCAAAAAAATTGGTCTCATCAAGCGATTTCCCGTCTTTCCACATATCAATTCCTGTTTCCCAGTTTCTTTATTGAAATGTGTATTTTGAATGTCAACATTAGAATCGTGTCCAAGTTTTCCATTGATAAGTGCTTCACTGCCAAAGTACGACTCTAACATTTGCGAAACAGTCATTCGTGATGGCATGCAAGCTGGGTTTATAATTATATCTGGTATAATTCCATCAAACGAATAAGGCATGTCATGAGAATTGCATAAAAAGCCTATAACTCCTTTTTGCCCAGATCTATTCGAAAGTTTGTCACCAATTTCTGGTTTGTGTAGGTACTCGAGATCGACAACTCTTGTATGTTTTAAATCATACGAATCAATAACACGCCCGCGATAACCTCGAATAGATGTGTCCATACCATTTTTTGTTTTTTTTCCAATACATATATTATGATTTGCGATGGTATTATATTTATGTAACTTTTTTTCATGAAAATTTTCGTTTGCATTTCTTCTCCAAATTATTTTTTCGGTTTTGATTGATGTCAGACCTCCACGGACGACAAAATCCCTATTCGCAACAATTGCATCTTCAATATTCCAACCATCAAAACTCATGACCGCGACAATCGCATTTGTACCATTGATTGTAGTCACATCGTTTTTTGGTGAGATTACTGGGATCTGTGGATATGCCAATTTCGATGCTTGCTTTAAATGTGTCGTAGCATAAGATACACGTACTGGGGGTAGATGTCTTTGAAAAATAATATGCTTTGCAACTGAACCGATCTTCAAATTGTTAGTCGTCGTATTTTTTACAATTTGACATCCATCTAGGAAAATCCAATTTTTTGATTCAAACACATGGGTTTTGGTGTCATCTCTTAAATATCCGTTGTATATATCCATCGACTCTGGAATTGTAGGAATGCAAGACTGCGTAACTTCCAAAGCGTCTACAATATCAACCTTCAGTCCAACATCTTCACCTTCAGCGATTCGATACGGACAGTATATGTTTATATGTGAGTCGTCTAGCTCACGTTTTTTGTGATTTCCGTATGAATTTGATCCACGTATCACACGTGACACATGTGATATTGATTCAAAGAATGATTTATTTTTAAGAAGTTGTCCGTTGTATTGAATTCGTCTTAACATATAATTCGAAACCTTTGCATTGAAATTAGCGTTGAGCCGATCACAAATGTCCCCAACAAGCCAGTCAACGCCAACGAGACGTTTAAAATGGACGTCGTTCGAATTCACTACCGGAATAATATCGTTTAAAATATGGCGAATCATGAGAGACATGAATACGCTTTTTGTTTTTAATGAATCCAAATGAGGTAAAAAATTGTCTTCGTTGATGTTCAAACTCTTACTTTTCATGTTATCTTTGCGACCAGATAACAGCATTTTATATTTCATCTTTTCCTTTTCATCCTCAATAAAAATTTCCAAATCATATATTGCGTTTTCTAATATGAAATCTGACAACTTTTGGGCTCCTGCCTTATATGCTTGTTCTACAAAAAGACAACCTTTCTTTATGAAAATCCTAAATCTTGATTGATACATTTTCCAAGGTGTCTCTATCTTTGCAGACCAGACTTCAACTGCGTCAATTGATGTCTTGTAAATAAAGTTCGGAATGTATGTCTCTTTGAATGGCCAAACGTATGATTTACCATTTAGAATAAAGTATCCAAATCGTGTCATTGATGGTATCTCAACAATTTCGCACGTGTTTCTATCAATGAGTTTTACATTATACGTTTCCAAATTTCTCAAACATTTTTTCATTTCAATGGCCTCTTCGTCGTATGATAAGGTTATAATTTTATAATAGGCAGGTTTATATATACGAAGACAATTCATAAATCGATCATGTTGACGTTGAAAACTATTGTACATTTTCAATGCGGTTGTTCGCTTTTGATTTTTGGAAAAGAACTTAAGAGCAAATTACATAATGGATAATATAAAAAAAAATGGAAAAAATGGAAAAAATGGAAATTTATAAGAAATTTGTAGAAGTTTTTCATAATTTGAAGAATGAAATGAGAAGCGATAGTTTTGATACAATGACAATATATGAAAAGCAAAAATTTTATGAAACGTGTCTTCTTTTCGATCTTCTTGTAAATTCAGGAAAGTCGAATCAACGCGATATTCGGAGTCATCGTCAGAAGAATTTCGACACCACAATTACTCTACAAAGCCAAGTTCTACATAACTGTATTATAGTCTCAAATGAACGTGACAGAGATACTGTTCTAAATAAAGGAAAAGCTGCATTGTTTGCAGATAAATTGTTCTTCTTTAAGACAATACAAAAAGATGTTATGTATAAAATTCCACTTGTCTTCGATTTAAGTAACAACATATTCTTACCACATTTTATAGACTTTAAAAGTTCAATAAAAAACAGTGTGATGTTCTCAGATAAAAATTCGAATGAATACGCAACTCGCCGTGTGTTTGAATCCGACTCGCAAATTAAAATTCATAAAATGTGTAAAAAATATGGTTGTCCCGAAGAAATGTTGTATGAAATTTCTAAATCGAGTCTGAATAATTTTTTTAAAGACTTTGCGATATTTAAATCGCACAATGACGACACTATCGAAGAAGCAGCAGGTGGTGACGTTGATACGATAAAATGTACGACAAAATGGAATGAGATATTTGAAATGACAGGATTGGTACCACGCGATTGTCGCTGTATGGCGTACTCAAGTGCGTTATATGAACGTTGTGTTGTTCAAGGTAAGAGTGTACATGGTTTGCGACCTAAACATTCGAATAATTGTGATAAGAAATGCTTGATTAAACTAAACTTTATAAAAATGATTGATATAAAGTTTAGCAACGCCAAATCAGAACATAAGTAAATAAAAATGTTTCGAAACGAGTATGTTTTACAAAATATACTGAATTCAGATGTAAAAAATGAGATTATGTCATTCGCACAGAGTCCATTTGAAGAAGCTAGAACATTTTACACTGCTAATCTTTTGAATCATTTCAAAAAAAACGTATCTGATACCATATACAATGAGTATCGTTATCCCATCCATGTTGGATTCGCAAAAAGAACACTTGAAATTCTCAAACTTTATAAAAATAATAATACCTTTAGTTTAGATAAATTGTTTAACGATAACTATCATTTATCCGTTCGACAGATTATCGATCTGCAATATCTTCAGACTTTGAAGAAACAGAGAAAACTACATATAGTTGGACTCGTTCCATTTCAGAGAGAGAAGTTAATGATACAAATTCGATTAAAATCAATTAAAGTCCGTTTATTTCATATTTAAAAGGAGTTTATGATAGAGTCTATCTGCTTCTTCGTTTGCCTTTTTAGCATCTTCGCGTGCTTTTGTAAACGCTGCCTTGATGTCGTCTTCTTCGGAAACATCAACTATCACTTTGGCAGCATCCATGGCATTTTCGTCGGCCCCAAGATCTGAAACTTCTTTGTCAACAACGAATGTGACTTCTTCTTTTGCGACATCCGTGACCACAACTTCTTCTTTTGCGACATCCGTGACCACAACTTCTTCTTTTGCGACATCCGTGACCACAACTTCTTCTTTTGCGACATCCGTGACCACAACTTCTTCTTTTGCGACATCCGTGACCACAACTTCTTCTTTTGCGACATCTGCGACATCTGTGATTGCGTCAATGGCTAGATCATCTAAGTCATCGTTTAATTCGCCAATATCTTGCTGACTTACAACAGAAAGTGTCTCATCATCTGTTTGATAATCCATGTACGAATTTTGAACATCATTGTTATTGTCTTCGAAGAAACTTGTTCCATTCTCGATTGTCGTATCCTTATCGAGTTTCACGATGCCACGTAAAACAATATCAGCATTAAAACTACGCGACTTCACAAAAAGCGACTTGACTTCAACAAGTGGAATAATTTTACAATCCTTCAAATCGTCTATACAAATATCATTTTCCTCAGTATCCTTTATTTCAAATGTGAACATGTTCCTTCGATTAGTGTGTACACGAAGTGCTATCGTGTCGTCTGATAGGGGTGCGTACATTTTTTTTATAGTATTAACGGACATTTTTTGGTTGCCACCAAAAAGGCTGTTGTAATTTTTAGAAAACTTTTTAAGAACCCAGCTGTCAAAATCCTCAAGAAACGCACCAAAATCTTGATGATTACCATCATCCGAATCTAGGTGTAGTTTTAGAAATCCGGTTTTTGATACCTTTATTACGTTAAAATCTTCGATTGTAAACGCTGGGATAGCGAAGTAAATACCATCCCCAATTTTATTTTTAATTTTTATTTCGTAAGAGTTTCCATCCAATTTCGTTGGCTTTTCGAAATCAAAATTATCTAAGTCAATATCATCGAAGTCGTTCACGTACATGTCAGTTTCGTCAGTCATATTCGGTTTTATAAAATATGTCTTTATATATATATTGATTTTTCAGACGCACACGTACGAACGTGTGTGGCGTTTTTACAACATAAAGACAAATTGATCAATAGTATTTAAATGAAAATTTTAGAAGATTCAAACAAATATATACGGGAAATTATCCATATTTCTGATATTCACATTAGAAATGAGTCGACTCGATACGTTGAATATACAATCGTATTCGAGAACCTTTTTAAAGAAATCAAATTGAAGGAGTCTGTTCGGAATAATGAAGCAATTGTTGTAATTACAGGCGATTTTTTTCATCACAAAATAACAATTGGAAAGCATGGAATCAAATTATTCACGCATTTTATAACGAGTTTATGCGATATCGCACCAACGTTCGTGATTCTCGGTAACCACGATTTTGAGCAACACAAAATTGAAGATGAAATCGACTTTCTTGAAGCATTTGATATTAAACACAATAATTTCAATTATCTCGATACAACTGGATTGTATGAATTTGGAAATATTGGCTTCGGTGTAGTTGATGTAAAGGATAGTCTACGCATCGGATCCGGTTCTGGCGCGAGTGATGATTTGCCAGATTTCCCCAAACCAGAATTTTCAAAAAATGTCACAACATCGATCGGGTTGTTCCACGGAACAATTAAAAATTCGAAAGTGTCTAAAAACCGAATCTTGGTTGAAGGATATCCAATGTCTTGGATCGACATCGGATATGATTTTTTTTTGCTAGGAGACATTCACAAAATGCAGATTTTAGAAACACCTTCTTCAATGATAGCAGCATATTCTGGGTCGTTGATTCAGCAAAATTTTGGTGAAAGTTTATTTCACCATGGATTTCTCACTTGGAATGTTGAAAATAAAAAAGTGACTATGACAAAGGTCAAGAACGAATATGGGTTCTTGAAGGTCTGTTATGTCGATAGTTTATGGAAATCGGAAGACGTATCTTTGAAAGAATTCGTAAAAAGAGTAAACTTTCCGAGTCACATAAAAGTTAGAATTATTGGCAAATATTCACTTTATCAGTACAATGAACTCGTTACAATTTTAAGTAATTCTCGATGTGTTTTTGAGGATGTTTCTGTGAAAGCAGAGCAATTTTTTGAGGATGAATCTGATAATGATATTCGACTGGACGTATCGTCAATAGAATTATTTAACAACTTTATCAAACACGAAAACATTGACGATAAATATAAAACGATACCAAATTCGGATTATATGTTTACGAATGTATTAAAGGAATGGAATATAGAACTTAAAACACGAATTGGAAAGAAAAATACAGAAATCGAAAAATCATATTTGCATTATCGTGATATCGAAGAAACTCCTGTCGAAAAATTAAAACAATTCACGTTAAAACATATATCCTGGAACGGTCTATTATGCTACATAGGATATAACCACCTTGATTTCACCAATTTTGAAAACTCTACCAATCTGATTTCGGCAAAAAATGGAGGCGGTAAAACTAGTTTGCTTGACATAATTTGCGTAGCGATATTTGGTAAGTCCTCAAAATCAAAAACCCAAAAGAATTTAATATCGAAAGGTATTACAAAAGACACAGCCGCAACAAATATAACAATTAAATACAAGGATGACACTTACAAGATAGAACGGGTGTTTGATAAAACCGGCAAGCAGAAGTATCGATGTGGAGGTGTGTTCAAATATCACGCTGAATTGGATTGTTGGAAAACGGTTGCTCTCGATTCTCCGCAAACAAATGCATGGGTTTCATATAATCTTGGAACTATTCAACAGTTTCTCACGACGACGATGATTTCTCAAAATAACGACAATGATTTTCTATCCATGAAATCAAATGACCAGAAGGATTATTTGGAGAAAATTTTTGGTATTCAAAATTTGAATTCAAAAACCGAATATTTGATACAAACGAAAACGGCTCTTCATTCGATAAAAAAGAATCTCGATTTAGCATTTTCATTACAAAAAATGGACACAATTGAAAATGGAAACGAAATAAAGAAAAAACTTGATGAGACAAAACGAGAAGTTAATTTTTTGGATGGAAGACTTAAAGCTAAACATTTTGAAAAGGAAGACTTATACGTATCTGTACCGATTTCGGATCTTCAAAAAACATACCAGGCTTTAGAAATTGAAAGAAAAAAAATAGAAGAACAGGTTGAAAATATAGAATACGTTGATAAGACTACGCTGATAAAACGAATGGCGGAAATTGTCTCAACGAAGAATCAATATTCCACAAAACATGATTCAACAAGTATCGATATTGACAGTGATACATTTGAAAATTTACGTGACGACTATTTGGAAAATGGGTGTATGTCTATATTTCAAACGTATTTTAAAAAATTAAAGAAATTAATTTCAATTCAAAAACCAGAATATGACGGCGACCTACGAACCATCTTCGATGATCACACAAAATATTCCGCTAAGTTTATGGCGATGACGAAATCCACAATCGATGTGATTCAGTTTAAAAAGAAATGCTTGGAGCTTGAAAATAAAGAAGAGTCACTCTTTAAAGAACTTGATGTCTTGAATATGCAAAAGAAACAGCCAAATATTAACAGAAATGAAGTTCTGTTTGTTTTGGATCAAGTTAATTCTCAAAAGGAATTTGTCTCGACAAAAGTCCAAGAGAAATCCAAACTTGAAGAAAAGATCCGTTTGAAAAATCTCCTTAAAAAAAATCAAGAGAATATTGATTCATTGGATACAGTATTATCAACCGTTCCATTTAATCCAGAATGCATCGCATGTCGTTCACAAGCATTGCGGGTGCAACATGTCGAACTTTTGAAAATGAGAGTTGAACTTACGAACAAATTTTCCAATTTTGTAACCGATGATTCCGACGATTCCGATGATTCCGATGATAATGAAGAGCTGCGAAAATTAAAAATTTGGTTAGAAAATTTCTACAAATTATATTCGAAGTATAAACAATATTCCAAGGTTGCGAATCAGTGGTGTAAATACGATACAATTCAAATGAAGTGTGTTGAATTGGAAGACACACTTTCAAATTCACGAAGAGAACTACGAAAACTAAGACAATTGGAAAAAGCCGTCGGTGAATATGATGAAACGAAGCAAAGAATAGAATATATCGAAGATGTTATGAAGAAAATAAAAGAATATAAACTTCAGCGCGAGGAAAAAATTTCGCTTTATATACATATATATCGAATTGCCGACATGATTCACCAAAAACTGTTGTGTATTGAATTATCAAATCAGGAACATGATAAACTGAACAGCGAGTTGAAATATATCAAACAGGTCGTATCATCAAAACAAGTATATGACCAAATATTGCGAGTTTCGAGTGAAATCGAGGAAATTCGATCGTTAATGCACGATAAGAGTGTATTAAAAACAGTTTTAGATCAACAATACATCGAGTTTATGAAAAATTACGAAACGGGTGTTCAACTTGAGAATACGGTCAGTAGTGTCATAAAAAAGATTGAAACCGTTTCTGAACTAATAGATATTTGTAATCGTTACCGTGAATGGATTTATAACGAATATATTCTACCAAATATCGTTAAAAAAGCGAATAATTTGATATCAAGAATTGAGCCTCGTCTCGAATTGTGCTTCAAGTTTGAAGACGAAAATATTGAGTTTACTGCAAAAAACGAATTTCACGAAGTTCCAATTGAAAAGACGAGTGGCTTTGAATATTTCATATTGAGTTTATGTCTGCGGATATCTCTGATTTCTCTTACAGGCAATCAGAATCATAGAGGACAACTGATAATTGACGAAGGATTTACCACATGTGATGCAAACCACTTGGAAAAAATTCCACATTTTTTACGATTATTGTTGAATCAGTTTGAATCTATTATTTTAGTATCCCATCTAGAGAAAATTCAAGAATCTGTTGATAATACTATACATATCAAAAACCACCAGTTGAGAATTTAGAACCGTGATGTCATTAAAGACGAATTCGAATATCCGTCAAGTGTATTATTATTGATAGAATTTTCGCAATTCTCATCACAATTTGCTTCTACTATGCATTCCTTGTTTTCGTCCTCATTGAAACTGTCAGGAGCTTTTGGAGCCTCTTTAAGTGAAACCGGGAGAACAAAATTGTGAGGGCCATCATGAATTATAGTATCGTCCGAATTCACTATAGCTTCCGACCTGAATTCTTCATCTATATCTCCTTCATTGAAGTATGACACTATGTAGTATATGATACACGACAATATTGCGACTACCACAAGGATACTAAACAGTTTGAATAATCTCTTCGGTAATGAATACAATTTTGATATTGATGATGAATGAATTACTTTTGGAGTATTTGGAGGTAACATTTTTGCAATCGATTTCATTTAAATTATAGATATATTTTTTTTATTGAAATAAAATAACGTCTCCGAATTATAAAAATAGTTGTGGCTGTCGCGATCGATGCTGCCGCACCTATTAGGATTCGACGATGCAACCTATGACGAACCTTACAGACCCTTTGTTGAATAATTTTAGTAACAACCGAATCTGCAAGCAATTTTGTAATATGCTTTGGAATTTCAATTTCATTAACATGTTCGAATGTATTTATGTCCATTTCCAGCATTGCAATTTTCTTTTTGAGCAAATCCTTTTCATCGTTGATTTTTAAAAACTCAAAAAAATCTACATTCTTGTCGTCTTTTTTAAAGTTTTTTAATGATTCTCTCAATTTCACTATTGTCGACATATTTTCAATAATTTTATTTCTATTTTTTTCTATACTGTCAAATAGACATGGAATTGTTGTTGTTACGACATTATCAGTTGATTTCATATTATCAGTATGTCAGTTGATTACTAAAGTTAATATTTTAATATTTTGTTAAATATACACGATGATTCTATCAGGATTGAAAAATAAATTTGCGTCACAATCAAGAGCCGTCGAGGGTTTTGAAAACGAAGATAATCAACGTTGCCAGTATTTTTTTGTATTTCGAATTATGTTTTTGGTCTTATTGTCAGTGGTTGGTTTCGTGCTGTGGAATGAAATTTTAGCAGGTGCTGACAATGGAAAAGGCTTTATAACAATTTTAAAACCACTTCCTACAGTATTGTATGCATTTTTTATGTTTGTTTCGTTGGATTTATTTCTGAATCCTGTGGTTTGAACGGAAGAACTGTAATTGAGACTAAAAAAAACGAGTTTTCGGTATCCAAGAAATTATAATTTTTTAAGGATACGTCATAGTTGTAGTTTTGTAATTACTCGTAAATATTTCATATTAATATTTCCCGCTTCGATTCGATTTTTGCCCCTTTCTGGTCGGTAATTGTTGGGATTTGTCCGAAGTTCGTCACGGTTTGATGAACATATTAGACGTCCCTTTTGCGTTTTGCATCCGGAATCGTTTCGTTTTGCATGATGATGCATGTTCATGTTCATGTTCGTGATTTTTTTTTTTGATGATCTCTTTATTTTGCGTAGATCTACAGTGTGCTGTATTTGCAAGCTGATTTAAAAGCATGTCTTCGTATTTTTGTTTTCGTATTAATGCAGCCCGCCTACGGCGGTCACGGATAGCTTCCATCTTTTGTTCCATTTGGTTACTAAGCTAATGTATGTAGGTATTCATCATTTTTTTCTTAATCTATTATGAAATCCCCCCCCCGGACAATACAAAGATGAACGATAGCTCGGTAAATCGTGAAGAACTTACCGATGAAGTCAAAAGCTTGATGGAAAAATGAAAAATTTTCAAAAAACAAAATCCGTAAGCAGTTGCGGATATTTATGAATAAATCAGGATAGTTTCGATTTGCCCGATCAAAATTCGAAGAGTTGATGATTCAAAAAATAAATATGTATGTATATATATATACATATATAAAATGACCGTGGCGATATTTTTTTTAATCATTATTGTGATAATAATTATTATTTTCTCGCTCTCGGAAACTGGTAATCTTGGAACACACAATGAAAATGACAAACAAGATAAAGACGAACACAAAATAGAAGACGTAATTTTAACTGATGTCGATGGAAATGAGGCCGTTGTACCATTAGACGACGGGTTTGATTTTGTCGATAAAAGTGGTGATGGTATTCTACAGCGTTCCGAAGTAATTGCTTATCGAGACGGAATAAATATAAAGTGGCTTCAAGATCAATACGAAAATCATAACGATGGCAGTAGTCCAGACAATAATATATATGATAGAGATTACGTCAGGAATAGAACTCATAAATCTCTTGTAGATTTAAAAACGTTTTTTTTGCCAGTGAGTGTTTGGCCAAAATGCCAAAAAAAAGACAAGAAGAAGAAAAGATGCAAAGGTAAATATTTTGGCGCGGATACGGTTTCTGAAAAACATAATTCTGGAAATTTTGGAGTGTAAAGTTTATATTAAGAAATGACGGGTGGTGACAAGATTGTCGCTAGATCGTTAAACAAGGAGCCGATTGAATTTAAACCAAGTTTATGTTAAATAAAAATCTCATTATTATTATAAGAGATGGTATCGAAGACTCGAAAGAAAGGTGGAAGCATCCGAATGATAAAACCAAAACAAAAAACAAAAACTGATAATTGGAAGCACATGAACGAGTGGCTTAGCGACGATGACATTATCAATGTACTAAGAAAATTTAAAAAACGTCGTTTTAAAGTATATTTTCCCGAACCGATCGACTTCGATGAGAAAACATTTGGAATTTGCAAATTTGACGGTGTTTGCAAAGATTCTTATGAATCACTACGTACGAAGTACGATTCTACCTCCATCGTTTTCAACACAGATACGTCAGATCAATATGGATCACACTGGATCTGTATGTATTTCGATATTAAAAACAAAATATTTTACTTTTTCGATTCGGCTGGAAATAGAGCTCCTTCTGAAGTAAAAAATCTATTTAATCGATTCAAACGCGAAGCGAAAGCACTCGACGGGTCAAAAATTGTATTCAAAGAAAATAAAATACATCATCAGTATTCGAACACCGAATGTGGTGTATATTGCATCTATTTCATATTGATGATGCTCAAAGACACGAGACATTTCGAAACAACATTTCAGCAAGCACGTATTCCTGACGAACAGATGTTTGAACTACGACGAAAACTTTTTAAATTTTAAATTTTAAATTTATTAGCATTTATATGATGATTATTAACAACTACTAAGTCTGTTTTGGAGCCAAGCACATACGCACTTCACCCAAACTACCAACACAGTACGATAAAATTAGAGGGTAATTATTTTTGAGATAAATTTGTATATTTGGTGACAGGCTTGTACACTTCGAAAACATCGTCAAATATTTCAGCGAAAACACACCTTGAATAATTTCCTCTTCTGCGTTGCTTAGTTTATTAAAATGGATACCGTTCGACGAGCTTTCACCAATCACAGTTACCTGCTCTGCAAAATCTCCACTACAAGTCAAAATAAGATTCTTGTCAACAGATTTTATTTCGATATCATCTGAAATATTCAACATATCGCGACAAGTTTTCTGAAATTCGCTGGATTTCATTGTTATGATCGATGAAAATGTTGCAGGTGGAATCTTTATATTGCCGGAACTGAGATCCATGAGGTTTAGTTTAAATGTCGTTGATGTGTTTTTGACCGTATTCTCGATCTTGATTCCAAGATGATTCTGGTCGTTCTTTTGAACGAATAAAGTAATCATGTCATTACTCGATACTGTCTTGATAAGCTTAAAAAGATTTATCATATTGACGCCTAGAATCTGTGGGTGTGTACAATGAAATTTCTCGAAATTCGCAGCATTGAGATTGAGGTGAACTAAACTTGTATGGGTTGGATCAATCGAGAGGATTCTAATAGAGTCTTCGTTGATTTCAATATTTGTATCGGGTAGAATCTCTTTCACAGCTTCAATAAGTGACTTAATGATTGTTGATTGAATAGAGACAATATAAATTGAGTATGAATCAAACTCATTCGAGTCCATGTCTATGGAAGTATTCTCGAGTTGCCTTTATATGTTTATAGTAGTCGACAATGATCCCAAAGACAAGTTTGGTGTACTTTCACTCTACAAAGAGGACACAGATAGAAATCAGAACTAAATCGAGATGTAAAATCCATTTGTACACACGATTTATGAAATTTGTGTCCACATGGTAGATGTATGAAATTTTGTGTCATGTCACATAAGCATATCGCGCAATCAACATCTTCCTCAATCGGAACTACACTATGATTTCTAAAATCAATAGCTCTGTTCGCGGATTCTCCGAAACAAGAGTGTAAAAAGAAAATTTTGTCAGTACAATTTATTCTTACTTTTTCGATAAGGTTTTCGGAATTATTGAAATTCTTTTTAACACATAACTTACAAATTTTTGTAAGTATGTCTCTGTGACTGTTTGACATACAGTGTGCTGTAGTGGTATTATTATTGTATATTTGTATTGTTTTTTCGAAACCATCAATGAATTCAATCTTATAGTCATTGATACAATCGCAAATATAAAAAACCATAGTCTTTTTAATTATATTGCTAAATTGGAACATTTTATTGACAATTTTTTCCTTCAAATCGTCAATCGAAACTATAAATTTTGGATCAGAAATAATGCTACAAATTTTGGTTGCAGTAATAAATTTCAAATGTCGATCTGACATGTTTAGAAAATAGTTCCAAAACACAGTTGGATCATCCTGCATCCGAAATAAATCAACTATACGGGATTTATCAAAACCGGATTCTATAAAAACATTGATACATTTAACCACATCAACCTCATCTAGATTTTCAGTGTATTTGTTCATCCAAAACCACTCGGGTGTATCTGCAAATTCAGATGTAACTAAAACTGATTCTGCATCAAATTTGTATCCTATTTGAGCGACAACTTTACGTGAATAGTTATCGACTTTGAAAATATTTGAATCAATTAATTTTTGGCACATATCAAGTCGATCCGATAATATAGAAAATCTCAATAGATAAATATGTAATTCATTCCAGCGACTTTTATACCAATGTTTCCTTGCTCGTTCAACAAATCGAACATCCATACTTTCAATAAGTTGTAAAACATATATTTGATGTTCATATACCCATAAAAAAATTTCATATTGTCTAGACCATATCATATGCGATAGAATTGTAATTGTGAACTCATGCCATTCGTTTTTTCCAGTAAAATACAAACTCTTTTTTTTGAATATTACGTAGACTTTATATAACTCCTTAAAAATTTCAATTTCAAGACTCTGATCTTGTAATGCTACAATACATGCACATTGAATAATATTACAATGATATACTGAAAAACGATCCCTGTTTAATTTTGTATCACTATTTTTAATACTTTTTATATAGTCTTCGTTACTTAAGGCTAATTCAAAAAATCTCTTCGTGAAGTATTGATTGCAATCATATAGAAATTCACAGTTAGACGTTTCTATAAATCTACGTAAAAATTCAGATAACATTAACATCTGCAATATTTTCTTTTTTCATATTTCTATGGTTAGTTTTTTACAGTGTGATGTATCCCATTCAATTTTCTTACGAAAAAAAATAATCTATATAAATAAATGTTTAGTAGTATATTGAAGAAATTTTATATGTCAAAAAAATCCAATTCAAAAGAAAAGACTCTTCGTCGCAAACCTGCTCGAAAAAATGTTCTTATCGGAAAGAAGACACGTCGCAAGAAAAAAGCTAAGAAATATCTAACACATGATAATGGTGGCCGCCCCTTTTTAGTAGTGATAGATAATAAACATGTTAAAATATATAAGGTGCCCAAATCGAAATCGAAAGAAGATTATCCTGAACTATCGATCACAGACTATACTGAATTGATAAAAGAATATAATGATGTAAAACATGTTTTTATAGGTAAAAGTAGAGGTATGGATTTCAAAATGGATCGTTCACAATTCACCGGTAATACTATACTTTTGGAGATACAACCCAATAGATATTGTCAAATTTCTGGATCTATTATAGAATTTTCAACATCGGATACGATAAACGCATATGATTCTCCAGTGCATCCCAATGATGTTCCAGGCCCGATTGCGTATGCTACGCAAAATGTATATTTCTTTCCACATGCAGACGGTGTAAAGTATGTATCTAATACGAATGTTGATAACATGACAACCGATGAATTATGGAATAAATATTATTTTGATAACGAGTTGTTAGATGTGCAAATTCTAAAATCCTTGGAAATTATTCCCAGACTTTAAAGATGAAAAAAAACAATACGAAAAATTTGAAGCAGTATACGAATGCACGACACCAAAATGGATTCACACGAGCATCATAGGTTATCTTCTTCTGTTGTTGGTTTAGAAACTTTTTCGTCATCATCTACTGAAAAATACCTAATCTTGAATTGCACAGACAATATGAACATCAAATTGTATTTGATGTTCGATTCGTTCGATTCGTTCGATTCGTTCGATTCGTCATTTGATTCGGATGCCAGATTCGAAACATGCTGAGATTCGTAGTTGACTTCATAAATTTTTGACATTATATCTAATATTCTCGTTGAAAGTTTGTTAGATTGTTGCAAAACGTTGGAGAGAATATCATCGTTTCTGTCGTTTCTGTCAGATATTTGTGTGCAACCGAGAATATTTAATAAGCTTTTTTCTTGCGACGTGTCTTCTTTCCGATAAGAACATTTTTTCGAGCAGGTTTGCGACGAAGAGTCTTTTCTTTGGGGTGAGCGAGAGCAAGAAGAGCAAGAAGAGCAATAAGAGCAAGAAGAGCAAGAAGAGCAAGAGCAAAAAAAAGTTCTTCAATATACTACTAAACATTTATTTATATAGATTATTTTTTTTCGTAAGAAAATTGGATAGATAATAAACATACGAATGCACGACACCAAAATGGATTCACACGAGCATCATAGGTTATCTTCTTCTGTTGTTGGTTTAGAAACTTTTTCGTCATCATCTACTGAAAAATACCTAATCTTGAATTGCACAGACAATATGAACATCAAATTGATAAATGAAAGCACATTGGCAATAATGAAAGGAATAGAAAATATTAGAACCGATGAGATACCTAGAAAAATACAAGCGATAACTTCGATGAGTAGAAACTGTAGATTCAGTATCGAAGGAGTTTTGATTTGTTCATAAATCAAAGGGGTCAATCTAAGGATAAGGAAAAATGCACCAATGAAACCGAATATATCACTTAAAATCATGATTTTGAATGTATATTTATGACTTCTTATATTATATGTATTATATGTATGAATCGAAAAGACACTATCATTTTTTTTAATTTATACCATAAATTAAATTGTCTTCCTACAAAATTCGATTCGTCGTGTTGTTGCGTTATTGAATGTGAACATTCAACAAAAAGTAATGACGACAGCCAACATCCGTCAATATTAGGCAGTATTTGACTTAAAAAGTTCAGAATTATAAGATTCGAACTCAGAAGTATACCGTTCTTTATCTAATTCAGACATTTTCTCATATTCCGATTTATCCAATACGTTTCTCCATTCTGATGCGAGTTTTTTTACGACGGATGCAAAATCAGCAGATTCGCCTAACGATAATTTTACAGCAGGACGGTGTTTCTCACAAAAACACATGTAAGCTGTCTTAGGTTTCTTTGGTGCCGCCGAATCCTTAAATTTGGGAAACTTGATTGAAGAATCTACATATTTATTTACCATGTCTTCTGATTTCTCAGAATGACCGAGTTCTGCACAAATATTTTCAATTAGTGACACATTTGAGTCACGGAGGATGTCAACTATAGTACGGGTCGTGTTGTAATGCGCTAGATGAGACATTTTTTGTTATAATTTGTAGTATGAAGATGTCTTTAAGTATTCATAAAAAATATAATATAATATAGAATAAATGACAAATAAAACGAAAGTCGGGACGGGCTTAATTGTGGTATCTTATATTGTATTTGCGATTGGCGTGAAATTACTTGCTAATATATGAGAGCGTTTAGACATTTAATTTTATTGATATATTCATTGATTGAATTTCTTGCATTAACAATTTGAATGCATATGGCACTCTTACTTTTTTAGCGTTATGATTCTCAATTCCATATTTGACTTTAGGCACAATTTGACCCGTTTCAGAATCAACGAACATTTCAAATCTATCCGCTTTATCAAAAAATGCTTCCTTTAAAAAACTTGTAGCACCATGTGAAATTAACGAATCTCGTTCCATTTGTCCAATTTTTAGCCCGCCTCCGGAAGCACGTCCGCCCAATGGTTGCATAGTGATAGCGTCCAATGGTGCGTCGAACCCCAAACTATATGCTTTATCTTGAGCCTGCTGTTTGAGTCGTTGATAAAATATTGGACCAATACAACAAGAATCACTTGTAAGTGTTCCAGTAGTACCAGAATACATTTTTTGTTCTTCTGAATGTCGTCTGGTTATTTTGTCTAGTATTGTCTTTAGTTTTAATACGGGCTCATCGTCGTGTATACAATCGTAGTTCGCAATTTCAATAAGTGATCCGATTTCAATTGCGATTAATGAACTAAGAATTTCAAGAAAATATGAGATTGTCATTCTACTCGGAAAAGAATGTGGGTTAAATATCAAATCCGGAACAACGCCATCGGCGGTAAACGGCATCTCTGATTGATTAAGCATCAAGCCTATTGTTGCTTTTTGAGCGGCACGAGAGGCAAATTTATCACCTGGAATCGGGAACCTGGTTTGATACGTTTGAATTTTGACTGATCTTGGAAGTTTCTTATTCGAAAGATAAACTTTTTCAACTATGTCACCTTCGTGAGCTTTGACGACGAGTGATGCGTCTTCGTATCTTCCGTTCTTAAATTTTACAGCAGAAACTAAAACAGTATTTTCAAAAACTTCAACATTCGGACGAATTACTCCATTTTCATCAAGATTTGAATAATCCCAATGCGATTTTTTGTTGAAAATTTCAATATCAGATTTATCGAAATTTATAATTCGAATATCATCGTTTTCTTTAAAAGTTTGGGATCCCGCAGAGTCGACTTCGCTTAAAGTATATGTCGTGTGGTAGGAAGACTTAAATAATCCCCGTTCAATTGCCGATTTGTTTAAAATAATAGCGTCTTCTTGGTTAAATCCATTACAGGCCGCTATCGCGACAATAACATTCGTTCCATATGGAGTTTGATTGCTGTTTAAAAGTTTATTTATACCAGTTGAAACGAAAGGCTTTTGAGAATAGTGCGATAAACTATTTTTTTGATCGAATCTAGAATTATGATTTGAAGCGTATACACCCACTGCAGCCCGACATTGGGTGGTCGCGTACAAGTTACGTGCGATTGGATTGTACTCGAGGAAGGGTAAACTGAGTGCTGATATTCCCAAAGAGGCATTTTTGGAAATTTCAAAATGTGTGTATTCATCTCCGCAATCGTCATTATTAATATTATATTTAGAAAACCCAATCAACAATGTATCAGATTCGTTAGCATCAACGAATTCGCATCCATGCTCGATGAAATCACTCATACTAAATTTAACTAATATGTCTTCATCCGTAATGTCTTTCTTTTTTGAATTCGATTTCAATAGAAGTGGTCGAATTGGACGTCCACCAGAAGTTGAGATTTCCACTATACCATCTAATATGTTCCAAGCAACTGATGTAGTACAGTGGACAACTGTATTATCATTCGTTTGTTTCATATACCTTAAATCTTTAACGAGAATGTTTGGTTTTATTGAGATTCCAATAATATCTCCATTGACAATTAATTTAACTTTTTCATTGTCGAATCGACTTTCATTATCTTCAAATTCTTCGAAACCATCCGATTTCTTTATATATGCTAAAAGCTCCGACGGGTCTGTATATATCGATATTTTGCAAGTCGATGCAAAATGTTTCAATGTTCCGATCCCACTACTGGCAGGTGTCTCGATGGGACAGATATAACCAAACTGGGAATTTTGAATTCGTCGCTGTTGCATACTGTTTTGAGATGCGACAGATAAATGGAATCTTCGTAGATGTGATAAAGATTCGAGATACGAATGTCTCATATATGTCTGCAACACACCTTCATTTCTCAAATTCGACGGGTCCTTTCCCCATTTCCCCATGAATGACTTATTTATATCTTTCTGAAACTTTTGAATGTCCAAAAATTGAGTCAAATTATTAGAAAGGTCACACATTGCAGAATCGATTTGTTTTGGATCATTAAACATATATTTCTTGTCTTGTCTTGTCTCGATGTAGACGTCGATGTTTCTTTTCACAGTCTTAACGTAATCTTCCCAAAATTCAAAAAACATTTCATTAATAATGTCGCCCGGTAATCGTATTTTTTTGTTAAATAATGCATCACGGTCTGAAATTGGTTTCATTTTTAAATGTGTCAATACTAGCTGACGTGTCATGTATCCAAGAAAGACGGCTTTCTGTTTTAGACTTAACACAAAGTCGTCACTTTTACTCGCTACATGTGGAAATAGTCGTTTATTCAATAAATACAACAAATTTGATTTCCATTTATCATTCTTATTCACTTCTTTTGACGGATTTTTGGTGAATAAAGATAGAGTCTTGAGGGCTACGTCTTGATTAAAAATTGGGACACTTTCGTGTATTGAATTATGTAAAACGTTCACAAGAATAGATGATGATTCATTATTGATATCGCAAATATTCTCAATAATTTCCTTATCTGATTCAAACCCTAAAGCACGAAATAGGATAAATAACGGGATACCACCCCCTTTAAAGTATGGAATTGTAGCTGATATGGTTTTTGTTTTGATATCAAATGTCAATATGAATTTTTCCGGTCGTCTATTTTCGACTTTTGAATCAATAGTCATTAATAAATTTGCATCAGAATCAATACGAGAATAAATATAATTAAAACGTTTGTCTTCCTGTGACACGATTGTCTTCTCGTTTCCATTAATTATAAAGTAGCCTCCCGATTCATGTATAGACTCCTTCAAATTTTGTAACTGTTGAGGTTTCTTATCGTACAAAATACATTTATTGGAATGTAACATTGTAGGAATTTTAAAGAAACCTTCCAAATTTTTATGTATTTGACGTATTTCATTTTGAATGTTCAAAATAACCGTAATATTTAAATCAATTGAAGTTTCATATGTTTCACCCAATAACCTACAGTCCATTGGCGTTCGTTGTGTTTTGTCAATATCAACGTAGTCCAATTTCTCAAATTGGATAGTAATATCTGTATTGAATACACCTCCTTTATTTTTATTAGGATTTTTAAGAACCTTGACTTTTCGTGATTCAATGACCTTCTTTAAATCGATGTCCATAAATTGCTCGTAAGATTCACGATTATGATTTGTCAAATAAAACGAGGCTGGTTTTGAATTCATATATATATATTATCAAGTATTTTAAATTTTGTAAAAAAATCATACATTTTTTATTATATATATTAAGTTAAATACCTAGGTATGTCGTATGTAGTTGCCAGGGAGATAATTTTTTTGATTATTCTTTCAATTATTGCGTTTGATGTCAATAAAATGAACAACGATATATGGAAAAAAGGTATGGTTTTAGTTATAGTAATTCAGATCATCACACACGTATTGCTTGCGACTGGTAAAATGAAACACTGCAACCCAAAACACGGTTCCAAATGTGCAAATAATATCGCCCTTTCATTTGGTTTAATTTATTTGTTCGTTGGATTTAAATTCAAAAAATGGTATTTGGTCCTTGCTGGTTTGTATATTAGTATCTCACATCTCACATATATAAATTTATTCAATGCGAATGATGATTTAACGATTCGAAACGAAGAAATGATGTCTATATCCGTAGTTACTTTAAACTATAAAAGGCCAGATAACGTCATTAGACAAATTACGGAACTTTTAAAATATCCATCTATAAAGGAAATTATTATCGGTCACGGAGATAACGAAGCAAAGATGAAAGTCTTAAAAGGATTACCAAAATCGAAGAAAATCAAACACGTCAACGACAATGGTGATTTGGGCGGAGCGATTAGATTTTACGTTGCCCGAGACCACGTATCTCACGATAAAGTACTTTTTTTGGATGATGACGTCATTCCATCGAGACAACTGTTATTTGATATGGCACGCGAAGTTGTGTCTAAGAAACTAGTTGGGCCGATTGCACGCGAGTGTAATTCGAGTGTGGGTAGCAATAATAAGTTATATTACTTGATTTTGTCACAATTACTTGGTGTTGAACTGGCACATGATATAATACTAACTCCAATAATGATGACAACAAAGGATGTACTAGATCGAATCATGGTCGATTTTGAATTTCACCGAAAGACCCTCATCGTCAACCGTGGGAACGGTGAGGATATATTGTTCAATAAGATTTTTTCTAAAGTATACAAAATGAAACCAAGTCGTGTTGACGGAAACTATCGTTGGCTTGATTTTAAGACAGCAAGCTATCACGGTAGTTCGGGATTCCAATCGCAGCGAGACAAATTATGTGCAGCGGACGTTTAGGTTTTGTCACATGTTTATTTACAAGTTGTACAATTTGTACAATTTGTATTTGATCGACTCGATTCCTTCTAAATTCTCAATCTCAAACAACATAAATTAAAATGAACTCGATCGCATTTCTTAAATATGCAATGACAACGTTACAAGTAAAAATAAAAATAAAATGCGATGTTTCTGAGTTAGCGGAACGAATTTTTGAACATCGTTTCGTTGTATTTGACGATGCGGTTATTCAATGTGTGTACTATAAGAATAAGGATAAGTTAATAGTTCACGGTGATTCGGAAGAAAACCTTAAATGTTTTCCCAAAACGTTGGTTTTCAAATGCCTCACTTCATATAATAAGTCATTTAAGATTCGATTGTTTTACTCAAAAGACCTAAAAACATTACATTGTGCATCTGGACTGGCTGTTATGAATGCAAAAAAATACCTTATTCAACTCTCAAAATTCATGACGATGATATCAATGAATGAAAGAGACGTTCACGTAATACTCGTCAATGCCGTTGCGCAAATCAAATACGGAATCAATATTGAAAATATTATCAAAAAATTCGAAAGAAATTCCATTCGATTTTCATATACTCCAAAGAGAAATGCGTCACTCAAACTATTTTCATCTACTGGAACGACATGTCTTCATTCGACAGGGAAAGTTTTGTATATGGGCGCAAAGAGCGAAGCAGGTGTAATGGAGTTGCATTCCAGACTCAACCAGATGTGCTTAGATTCAATATTTTAAAAAGTCTACTAAAATACTTTGTATAAAACAAATGACTGTATATACTCAGATTGAAAAAGTACAAGAATGTTTGAAGATAAAGGCAAAACTCACAGAGCTCGGTCTCCAACAAAATTATCCGGAAGAAATCAGACAATTTGATAATATCGTTCAAAACTTTATTAAATTCAATGAAGAATTCACAGATGAAATTAAATTCAAAGGAGCATCACGCAAATTGAAAATAAGATTCAGAAATAATACAAAGTGGTCAATTAAGGTCGTATTGGAATACGATAAAAACATCTAAAAATGATGTATTTTTTCTATTAAAAAGTAGGATACCACATGGATAACTATACAGTATAAAATCTTGATTTTGATTGACATATAAATTTTGAATTTATGAATTTATGAATTCAACTTTAGGATCAAATGATATCGAAAATATGTGTGATTCCACGTTACATGAAATTGCGTATGATGCACCTACGAATCGTGGCAGTATAGATACTTTCACATTAAAAAACACTGGTGTGCAAAATTGGAAAACCCTAGAATCGAACATGAGAACACTTTCCAAAAAAATGAAGACTATGATTAGAAAGGTGGACTTAGTTGCGTCCTACCACGCTCAGAATCTTGATCGTCCGGAATTTTACAAACTCATTCAAAAACGTGCTATGAGATCGCAATCTGGTGTGTTAGTATGTACCGTATTCACGGACGCATTCCCGACATATTATGACTCTGAAAAGAAAAAAGTTGCAACACAAAAATTTAGTTGCAAGCACGACTGCTTTTTCTGTCCAAGCGAACCGGCTCGAGTTGAAAATAATTGGCAAGCACAGCCACGCTCATATCTTTCAAACGAACCCGGTGTTGCCAGAGCATGCAGTGTGAATTATGATTGCGTCGCTCAAATGAAGGTTCGCATGAAACAATATCAACGAATGGGGCATAAAATTGATAAACTAGAGGTCTTGGTTTTAGGTGGGACGTGGTCCGAATATCCAGAAGATTACCAAGTCGAATTTTGTAGGAATATTTACTATTCTGCAAATACATTCTTCGACCGACGTGAAGAAAGATTCCCACTTGAGACCGAAATACTTTTAAATGAAAATGCAAAAATCAGCATCATCGGTTTAACATTGGAAACACGACCGGACGCTATCACATTAGATGAGATCAAGAATTTTAGAAAATATGGTTGTACGAGAGTACAAATGGGTGCACAACACACAGACGACAAAATTCTCAAGATGTCGAATAGAGGACATACAGTACAACACACTATAGATGCAATACGATTATTGAAATACAATGGTTATAAAATAGATTTGCATGTTATGCCAAATCTTTATGGAAGTTCTCCGGAGACTGACATTAAAATGCTCAGTCGTATTCTATTTGATCAAGAACTTCAAGCTGACCAGCTCAAGCTATATCCCGTTTCTGTTGTGCCTTGGTCAAAGTATGAAAAGATGCATAAAGAAGGTACTTACAAGCCATACGACGACGAAAAATTGAAACGGGTTTTGATTTGGGTTAAGAGTCGCATGCATCCATGGATTCGATTAAATCGTATTATTCGCGACATCCCTATTGATTCTATATCCGGGGGTTGTCAGAATCCAAACATGCGCCAAAGTTTGTCGAAACTCGTAGATTGTCGTTGTATTCGTTGCCGTGAAGTTAAAGGCGGTGATATTGGTGAAATGTATTTGAAGATTCGTGAATATGATGGAAGCCATGGTCGTGAAATATTTTTGAGTTATGAATCTATGAATGAAAAAATCATTTATGGATTTCTCAGACTCCGTTTTCAGAAGAATATTCATCCGACTTTGATTTTACCCGAATTATACGACTCTGCTTTGATCAGAGAGTTGCATGTGTATGGCGACTTATCAAGAAAAGGTGATTTAAAAGGACATCAACATAATGGAATTGGGTCCAAGTTGTTGAAAGGAGCCGAGCGAATCTCAATAAAAAATGGATATAAGAATATCGCAGTTATTTCAGGAATCGGTGTTAGAAAGTATTACAGAAATAGAGGATACACCAAAACTACTGAATTTGGATATCTCATTAAAACATTTAGATTTCTCGACTATTTGATGTGTATGCTGCAATTTATACTGACCCTACTCAAATCAACAGTTTAAATTGTTTAACGAAGCTTTGTTTCTTTTGTCTTAAGGTATCTTTCAAATTTTGGAATTTTTCTTTTCTTTTCTTCTTTTTATCAGTCGCACCAGTTAGAATAACAATTGTCATGATAAGTGCCAAAAACAATAGAAAAATAAAAAATATCGTCCAAATTCCAATTCCACTTCCACTTTCGGTCTCACCACGGTCCATCGCTTCTATCTTCGCCTTCGTGCGATCGGCAATTTTTGCTATCCTCGCCGTAGCCCTTTCTTGTATGACCCTTTGTTGAGATGCTCGTATATCAGCTCGTGCTTTAGCGCGACTATTAATGATTTCTATCTTCGCATTTCTCTTCGCTTTAGCAAGTAAAGTATCAAATTGTTGGTTTTGTCCCAAATTCTCGGTCGACATGTCGTTGTATATATTTACATATATTTTTTTTTACGTAATCAAGCAATCAATCGTTTAAATTGTTTAACGAAGCTTTGTTTCTTTTGTCTTAAGTTATCTTTCAAATTTTGGAATTTTTCTTTTTTCTCATCAGTCGCACCAGTTAAAATAACAATTGTCATGATAAGTGCCAAAAACAATAGAAAAATAAAAAATATCGTCCAAATTCCAATTCCACTTTCGGTACCATCGATGTCCATTCTTTTCGGGCGGTCGTTTATTTTTTCGATCTCCATTTCCGCTACTTTGTTGATTTTTTCTATCTTCGAATTTCTCTTAGCTTTCATAAGCAAATCCCTAGCTTTAGCAATTTCGTTGTTTTGTGTGCGTCCCAAATACTTAGTCGGAGTATTTGGTGCTACTGGGGGGGGTGGTCTCGCTTTCGCTTTAGCAAGTAAATTATCGAATTGTTCGTTTTGAGTGCGTCCCAAATACTCAGTCGAAGTATTTGGTGCAGCTCTCCGTTTTTTAATTAAGTCGATCTTCGCATTCGATCTATCATTTAAAGTATTTCTCGCAGATGCTCGAGCACGCCCGAGTTTGCTATTTCTCTTCGCTTTCGCAAGTAAAGTTTCGAATTGTTCGTTTTGTGTGCGTCCCAAATTCTCAGTCGTCATATATACATTGTACATATATTTATTTTCACGAATGACATCATCATCATCATCATCATCATCATCGTCATCGTCATCAAGGAAAATAAGCAACATCCGGGCTTCACACTCAATTGACAGTATTAACGACAGGCATCGGAACGTTTGTACAATCAAGTTTCTTGCAACTACGTGATGGGAAACCGCCGCGAATCCACATATTGTAATTAAGGTCTTGAACAAAATTAGAGGGGGTATTAATTTCAGTTTCGACTCTTTCGAGAAGAGGCTGCATATTGTTGCGGTTGACGTATTCAAATCCACGTTCCGATCGCTTGTCATCATCAAATTTAAAATTCAAACGATTATCTTTCATCGAACCCTGACCGTCTCCCTGAAAAGGTGTAGTCAAGTATCCAGTATGGGGAATCTTCACACGTTTATTACCATGTGTAATATCTACTTTCTTCAAGAATGTCTCTTTGTCTATGTCTTGGCTACTGCAATTGAAACCATCACGATAATTGATGATTGGTATCTGGGTAGCTATTTCAGTTGCATCCATCATTTAATATATATATTTATAACATATAAAAAAAAACAGAAACAAACAAAATAAAAATGAAATGCGCCGACTGTGGTTCGATTGATATTATATTTGAAGATTCTGTATCTATTTGTACAAATTGTGGTTGCTCAGTCGAAACATTAGTTTCATACGAATTTACAACAACTACTGAGTTTCAATATGACCAAGAAACAAAATGTGAAAAATTCATAAAGTCTTATTTTGAAAATTTGAAAATGATCGTGAATGTTCAATATCACATAGCGATCGAGGACATTTTGCGCAATATTTGCATGAATACCTTTGACGACACTTTAAAATTTGAAATACTGCAAAAAGTATTGAAATTTATGAAAAGGGAAAATATCAATATTTGTCTCAAGACTCAACAACAACTTTTGGACATAAATTCGAAAAAATTTGGATATTTTCTAAAAATGCATTCATTCGGCGATTTTGTTGAAAATCGTCAAAATTTCAAAATGTCAACACCTACGAATTATGATGTATCATGTATCGAAAACATAATAGATAGAATTCCGTATATTTCAAACAGGGACGATATTTTAGACATGTCTTTAAAAATGTACGATAAGTTAATTTTAACGTCCTTGATTTATGAGGGTGAAACTGTGGTCTCTTTGATTTCGGTTTTCCTTAGTTTTAAGAGACTGAAAAAAAAAATGTCAAAGAAAGACTTTTGCGAATATTCAAAACTGACATCGACTCCGACACTTTCGAAATTGCTAAAAACACACTCTCTCAATATCAGAAATTTAAATATTTTGTAAAATAATAAGTAAACACAATGTATTATGCTTCGTTTGAAGAAGCTTTTGGTTCACCAATCGAATTTCAGAAAAAAACTAAAAATTCACACGTGAGAAAAAATATCGACAAGGATATCGCACCTTGTAAGAACAATCCCAAAACAGAAGAGACGGTTGAAGATTTTTCGAATGACGATTCAATTAATGTGAAAATTGAAATAATGAATGAGAAAATACACCGTATTTTACTTCTCGTAGAGAAATACGAACGTTCACACCAAACGAAAACTTCTTCTTCAGATGTAACCGATAAATTTATTTTTCTAATGACAATTGTTTTTATCGTCGTTATTGGTATCATTTCGTATAAACTCATGAACGAAAAATCGGCCGGTACGACCAAGATGGATACCGGTTATCAACCGTACCAGATGCAATATCAATATCAACCAATACCACCGATGCATTATTATTACAATCCGTACACACACGGAATGCCAAATTTCGAACAACTTTCTAAACAAAAAGCATGACTCTTGGTTTTGTAAAAAAAGCAAACCAGTTGAAAACTGGTTTTAAAGAATCTTATTTTTATTTTATTTATTTACATTTTGTTTTCTTCTTTTTTTATACGGACATGTCGTCGGTATCATCGTCATCACGAAACGAGTACCCAACTAGACCTCTTGGTTTATCAAGTTTCATCTGCTCGACCTTCCAAGTGACACCGAACTTACCAGCTGCGAACCAGACTCCGCCACATTTTACAATCGCGACTACACGAGACCCCTTTGTTAGATGATCGGTGAAGTCACCGTCAAATTTCTTACGCTCATGATCGAACACGGTGCACGAAAAGCGGTTGTCCCAAAATGGCAACTTCGCTTTGAATGTGGGAGGATATTTATCTGTGGGTTCACCCGTATCACAATCTTTTGGAATCTTAATAGGCGAAGAGTACAGTGTCTGAAGAACTTCGTCACTCACGTCCTTCTTACGAAGCCACGTAAGAGAATTCTTTTTGGCATCTGCCAGAATCTTATTGTCAAGTTTCTTGATTGTGTCATGAAATTCCTTCATCTTCGGATCGCTTTCCATGTCGTCGAGAGAGAGGTCGAGTGAATATTTTGTTTGTTTGCCAGGTTCTTCGAATTTACCAACGCCAAACGGAAGTCGCATTTTAGGCGTGTGAATTACAACCCCCTTGTAACTTCCATCGTAGTTCACATACATCGACTTCGCACCAGACGTACCCATAGGCTTGATATCAGAATATTTCACCTTTTCAACGTCGAAATCTGTACATTTTAGAATATGATCCATAATAAATTTGAATTTAATTTGAATTGAATGAATTGTGTTGATGTTGTTTTATATACCCATATACATATGTAAATCTTCATCATTTTTCTAAAAATATTACAATGAATTCTTACTGTTCTTAAAAAGTTTAACTAAATATAAAAACTAAAGTTACTTCTTTTTCGGGGCAAAATCTGGGTTAAATTTTGTCGCAGCATAAAACATCCTATACATATTCGTCACCCTGGACACAACCCAATTATTGAGCGGCTGGTTGAAATCTGACGCACCAGCAAACATACCACTCATATTCGTCACCTTGGACACATTCCAATTAGTGAGCGGCTGGTTGAATTTTTTCGCATCATAAAACATATTATTCATATTCGTCACACTTGACACATCCCAATTATCGATCGACTGGTTGAAATTTGTCGCACCATAAAACATCGCATTCATATCCGTCACCTTGGACACATTCCACTTATTGAGCGACTGGTTGAATTTTTTCGCACGGGCAAACATCCCATGCATATCAGCCACATTTCCCAATTTAGGTCCCCAATTATTGAGCGGCTTGTTGAAATGTTCCGCACCAGTAAACATCCCAAACATACTCGTCACACTTGATACATCCCAATTATTGAGCGATTGGTTGAAATTTCTCGCATTCATGAACATAAATCTCATATCCGTCACCTTGGACACGTTCCAATTATTGAGCGGCTGGTTGAAATTTGTCGCATCTTCAAACATGAAACTCATATCCGTCACCTTGGACACATCCCAATCACTTATATCACCGTATATTGAAACGACTCTATCTTTAGCCTCACCGCCCGCCAAATATCTCCGAACGGTAACGCGTATTGACTCGTTGTCCAAATCGAGCAAAGGTTCTTCCATATCAATATTAGTGAGTGGATCTTTCCAGTCCCTTAATTGCATCAATCCGTCTTCGTGCGCGCAATTACCCGAAGGTAACTTTCGTAATTTGTCGAGCGGAAGGTCATTCAAAGGCTCGAGTGATATGGGATCGTCATAATTACGACACTCCGATAGGTTCGTCGGTTTGGGCAAAGAATTAACGTGAGTGCGGCTCTTACCACCCTTCTTATTTTTCGACATACGTATTTGTTTGGACTTCTTAGAAACTTTCGAGCCTTTCGAGACCCGACGGGTATTCTTCTTGGTGCGGGGTTTGCGACGAATCGTGGACTTCTTCGTCACTCCAGGCATTTATATATTATATGTACATTATTATTTCAGAAGATTTAAAAATATATAAAGATAAGATCATAATTAAATATAAAATGCTTCCAAAAGTCCTCGTGAATGCGTTTAATCTCGGACAATCTCAAGTCTCTTGTTCGACAGCAGATTTGAATGGTTATGCAAAATTCATGCAAAATTTATCTATTCCTAGAACTACAATAAAATTCGTTTTAGAAGATGAAAACAACAAAGACGATGATATCGAATTCGAAACCTATTTCAAACAATTCGACGACAAAGAAAATGATACCATGAGTCACATTAAGTCTATTTTTGATGTTTCTAAAGTCGATGTAGATACTTTTGATTCACGGAATGACTTCGTCTCTGCGTTGAATCACCGTGATAAATTATACAAATATTATTCGAAAAACGTCAGGGAAAAAATGGACGAGAGTTTGATTGGGCGAGTTTATACAAATTTTATGAAACTATACGATGTGAATATATACAGACCGTTTAAAATCAAGAAAGCCAATATTCTTGCATCGATACAAAATCGTATGTTTCATGCAGCTGTGTTACATTTGTATTCGAGGGTTCTAGATATCAACATCATAATCATCGATGGAAACACTTACGATATTTGCTGTAACTACGATAAAAATAAGGAGACTGTAATGTTTGTAATGAACGGCGAAAAGTTTTCATTTGTGGTCGGTGAACTCGATGACAGTGCATTATTCGGATCACATCTCGTTGAATCTTCGAAAGAAAGAAATCAGAAATCAGAAATCAGAAATCAGAAATTAACTATATAAGAATATATAAGAATATTAGTATACGCTGGGATAAAATCATCGCCCCTAATTGACGAAACTTACCGGAACTCATATTTGGTCCCATTTCCCCCAATTTACAATCATACAAAGAAATCGAATTATCAACGTTCGTCGGTACAAACTCGCCTAGAAAATAATTTGAATTGAAAAACGTATTTTTTTATTTTCTAAGCTGACTTAAAAGCATGCAAAAGTGGATCAACCGTGTAGCCTATCATCGCCCTTAATTGACATCCTATAAGAGAGACTTGATCGAACACGGTGCCGCGACGCACACGCGTTTTATCATTCGTCTGTATTAATTTATTCATTCATTAACAGTGCTGTCGCTGTCGCCGTCGAATACCAAGTCGCATTCGATTCACTCATGCCCGAACCATCAAACATCGAATACATATTCGTCACCTTGGACACATCCCAATTAGTGAGCGGCTGGTTGAAATTTGTCGCATAATAAAACATATCATGCATATTCGTCACCTTGGACACATCCCAATTATCGAGCGGCTGGTTGAAATTTGGCGCATAAGCAAACATCCCATTCATATCCGTCACCTTGGACACATCCCAATTATTGAGCGGCTGGTTGAACTTTGTCGCACCCATGAACATCTCACGCATATTCGTCACCTTGGACACATCCCAATTATTGAGCGGCTGGTTGAATTTTTTCGCACCAGCAAACATCTCACGCATATTCGTCACCTTGGACACATCCCAATTATTGAGCGGCTGGTTGAATTTTTTCGCACCAGCAAACATACGACTCATATTCGTCACCTTGGACACATCCCAATTATCGAGCGGCTGGTTGAAATTTCTCGCAACACCAAACATCTCACCCATATCCGTCACCTTGGACACATCCCACTTATTGAGCGGCTGGTTGAACTTTTCCGCACCCCGAAACATCTGACTCATATCCGTCACCTTGGACACATCCCAATTATTGAGCGGCTGGTTGAAATCTGTCGCATAACCATCAAACATCTCACTCATATTCGTCACCTTGGACACATCCCACTTATTGAGCGACTGGTTGAAA